ATGCCGCGTTGGGCTAGCCGCATCACGCTGGAGATCACCGATGTGCGCGTGCAGCGGTTGCAGAAAATCAGCGATAGCGATGCGATGGACGAAGGTGCGGGAGCGACCGGACCGTTGCACGCGGAGTGGGATGGCGACACTGACGAATACCGCAATAGGTTCCGTGAACTCTGGGAATCGATCTACGCCAAGCAAGGCAACGGATGGGCCACGAATCCTTGGATATGGGCGATTTCTTTCAAGGCGGTGAAGCCATGACCCCACGCCAACTCGAAATCATTCAACATTCACTAGGAGTAGACCAATATGGCCGGACACCAAAAGGCTTTACGCCATTTACTCGTAATCACTTTTGCGCAGGACCAGCGGATGAGCCAGACTGCCGGGCGCTGATTGCCTTGGGGTTCATGGTCCAGCACAGGACGACAGATATTTTTCCTGATTTCAATTGCTCTGTGACAGTTGAAGGGCAAGACGCCATGAAGAAGGCCAGCCCGAATCCACCGAAGCTCACACGCTCACAGATGCGATACCGCGAGTACTTGGAAGCCGATGGTTGCCTTGGTGAGACGTTCCGGGAATACCTGAGCAATATCCAGACCGATTGGTATAAGAGGGAACACGCATGAACGACACCGAGCTAGATCCGACCGCACTCAATGGCGAAGTGCTTAGCCTCCTGAGAGAGCATCACGCATGGCATACTCCCTACACGCTCAAGCAGCGCATCGAGGCGCTGACGGGCCGGTGGGTAGCGGACTCCACGATTTGCAGCAGGATACGTGACCTGCGGCTGGACAAGTACGGGGCGCACCAGATCATTACGGAGCGGTTTCCGAACTCGCACACTTGCAGGTATAGGCTGGTGGGGAAATGAGCAATGACCGCAAGCACGTACTCTGGCAGTGCCCACTTTGTAACGTCACAATGTCCGGGTTCCTGCTTCCAGGCGAGTCAACGGTTCGGTTCTGTCGTCAACTGCCATCGGTATTGTCATGTGAACGCGACAGTAATGGTTATCCGAAACCGTGCGGTGGCTTGATGAAGGTGCTGATGGACAATCGGCCAATGGTAGACCAGCCGCGAGTGATGGACACAACGGAATCAGGGCAGAAGGCTAGAATCATCGCAGCGTGTGAGGCCGCTATCAAGGCAGTGATCGCCGGGACGGGTTCGGCGGCTGATGTGCTGGAAGAGATGGGCAACGGGTTGAAGGGAATACGGAGGAAGAAAGCATGAGCCAAGAAAAGCGCAATCAGATGTATGAATGTATGGCTGGCGACGCCCTTGAATTAGTTAAAGGATCGCGCAATCCTGCGGCCCAAAGGGATTTCCTAGTTGGGTTATGCTTGGCAGTTCAAATGATGTTAGAGGATGAACCAAACCCTGAAGATGAGCATCCATCGCCATTTCCTACCGGAGTAGAGGCATGAAAGACACGGAAAGAGTTCGCCGTATGCTGCTAGACGTAGTGGATGATTGCCAAGTGAACGATCTAGTCACAGGTGCAACATTGCATCCCACGCTCTGCGCTCCTGATTTTCAGGCCATAAGGCAATTGACCAGGGCAGAGGCAGGAACGCGCCTCAAGGCCATTCTGACCTCGCTGGTGGGGGCTGAGGAACACGCACTCGACACAATCTTCCATGTGCGCCTGCAATGCTTTCGGATGGTGCGGGAATTGGAGACGTGGAAGGACGATGTAGATCCGGAGATGGACCGCCCATTCAAGTCGCTGGACCGCTGGACGGAGTGCTTCTTCCCTGACCAGCCACGGTACGCCAAGGCAGCGAAGGCGGCTGATGAGTCCCTGGCCGGCGTCCCGATGGAGACGATAAACAAGATCAGCGTGTCGAATCTGATGCTACTCTCCAGCCCCGGAGTGTCTGAGAAGGTGCGCACCAAGCCAGACGTATTGCAGACCGCGCAGACCTCCACCAAGCGGGGTTTGCTTGACTACCTGAACGAGAAGCACCACCAGAAGCTCGAACATGCTGAGCCGGTGATGCTGCCCAAGGATGGGAAGAGCCGTTTTGATGTAGCGATCACAATGGCGCTTGCCTTGGATGCAAAGACACAGCCAGAGGCAATCGAGTACATCGCTGAAACGTATATCAGCGAGAACGCGGTGCGGTATGGGAAGTGGCTTGAGGAGCAGAAGGCATGATTGTACGTCAAAAACATTCAGGTGGCAGACCCAAAGATGCGGTGATGGATGCCTATGCCGAGCGGTACGGATTGAGCAGAAAAAAGAAGACTCTGCTAAAGACGTTTATCGTCCAGTTCGCACTCTGTAAGACGGAAGAGTGCCGACGCATTCTGTTGGGAATATCCTCATGAGCAACCCTCCAGTAAATCTCCCTCTGTTGTGGCATCAAGTAGCGGCGATCCAATCGAAACTGGCCGCAGAAAAGGCAAAGCATGAAACAGAGAAAGCCGTTAGCAAGAAGCATGGTTCCAATCCCGAAGAAACGGTTAAAGCCTCGCCGCAAGCCGTTTCCTGACGCGAAGGACAAGCGGGAGCCGGTAGTGGTGCGGGTGCTGGAAGATGGACGCGAGATTGTGAATATGCTCACGGCGGCTGGACGGGAGATATATCGTAGCCGAAAGCGCAAAGCATGGGAAGCACAAGGCGGATTATGCGCAATATGCGGTAGGTATGTTTCGTGGGAAGAATGTGAAGCAGACCACATCCGGCCCCGATCATTGGGACATGATGACCGGCAAGAGAACATTCAGGCAACGCATCCCTACTGTAATTTTCGTAAAGGATCGCAACAGAACTATTCACTGAAAGGAAAGGGGAAATAGGTGAGTATTACACACGACAAAGCTATCCGCCTACAATGCCTCATTGAAGATGTAACGCAGGCCGCGTTAACCCGCTTTGAGGCAGCACAGAAGCATGAACGAACTTGCGCCAAACTCAGTGTATTCATTGACTCTCTTGAAAAGGACGAAGAGGAGAAGAAGTGAGCAACCGCCAATTTGCACTGGGACGTCTGAAGTCTGGGGTTATGAATCGCACCGAAACCAAGTACGCAGAGTTCCTGTGGGGTGAGCAGATTGCAGGGCGCGTGCTCTGGTATCTCTTCGAGGGCATCACGCTGAAACTTGCGAAGAATCTGAGGTTCACTCCAGACTTCGCTGTGCTGCGTTCCGATGGTCTGATTGAACTGGTAGACTGCAAAGGCCGCACAAACGTCACTAGAGCCAGCGGGGAGCGCGTGGAGAAGGCTTACGCGCAGGATGACAGCCGTCAGAAAGCGAAGATGGCCGCGAGTTTATTTCCGTTTGTGATCGTAACAGTGTTTCAATCGAAAGATGGAACTTGGGTTAGAGAGGAATTTTGAAATGAGCAATGACGGAATGCGCTCACATCAGAGCAAGGGACCGATACCAGAACTGTACGCAGCCAAGCCGGTCTGCATCTGCCCAGAGCCAATCGTGATTTATGGCGATACGTTCATAGTCCACAGCGCAGCGTGTGAAGTGGATGGGCACGGCTGCGTATCAAGGTACATTCCCCAGGTAGGGAAAACCTGGCGGGAGAAGCGGGCAGACAGACACAAGAACACGCAGGTAAGCGGAAAGGCACAATAAAAGGGAGGCCCCGAAAGCCTCCCGCTCTGGCGCTATCATACTATTTCTGATTTACACCTCTATAAAAAATAATTGACTCGCGATTTCCCCCGCGTACCGCACAGCCTTAGGATTCCACGTTTGCGGAAACGGCACGCTTTCTCCGTTGGGCAGCATGAACGTTTTGGTGGTCTTGATGCCTTTGGGTGAAAAGTAGAGCGTTGCGCCGATGGTCAAGTCTGCTAGGACGCCCGCATTTGCCTGTTCAGCCAATCCCTGCGCATTTCCCCATGCCAAGAGGTCAGCGCCGGTCGACTTCGACGGGTCGATGCTGTACTCGGGGTCGCTTCCCACACTCATGGACGTAAATTGCCATGGGGCCATGATGACGCTTTCAATGTCGCTCCAGTGCTTATTCGGGTGCGCTACTCGGTTCTGGACCACGTTGATGATCGAAGTCATTCCGGGTACGCCGCCGCGCCGATTCTCTTTCCATGCCACGGTAGCCAGTAACTTGATTTCTGCGTCTGTCAATTATCCCCCTACGGTGTATGCCGCGCGATAGCGGCTCCAATGTCGATGAGTTGCCCACTTTTCTTGATAGGCTGCTGCCACCACGGCACAGGGCGGATGACGTCGGCAGTAGCCTTGTCTGCGATGGTCTTGAAGTCACCGGAGATTCCCGCCGCGTTGTCGAGCAGTTTGCCGATTGCTTGACGCTTGAGAACATCGTTCAGCGTGTCCGTGGTGGCCGTAGCCGATGGCTAACGAGCCGCAGTCCATCTTCGCGACGGTGGTAAAGCCCTCCGAGCGCATTACAAGATCGGTACACGCTTGACTTGGTTTAGGTTGGGTCACGCTGTCGCCTCTTTCCGAGTCGCCGGTGAGAGCTGCATGGTGAATTGCGCGGGCTAGACTCCTGATCTAGGATGGGCTCGTCGCCCATCAGGGAAACCCCACCGCGCAAACTTTATTACTGTCTAGCCGACGCTAGTTTCGGGTGGGCGTTGACGACGCCGTTCCATGCAGAGATGAAGTCACCCTTCGGGCTGCGTCCAAGCCTGTGATGAATGCTGGGCAGAGAATACCTCGCAGTCAGATGCGTAGTGGAAACAGCGTTCGGATTGATGTTGGCAACGAGAATGTCGAGAGCAGCCTCAGCAATTGGAATCAGGGGCGCAATCGCAGCCGTCTGAGGAATAGCCGCAAGTGCAACCTCGGCCACGTTTAAGGCGTTGTTGATGATTGCGGTTGACGATCCAGTCTGCCAATTCGCCGTCGCCGCGATTAACGAGTTCGCTGCCAAGGTGAGGTTCTGGGCCAGTGCTGGATTGGTAGATTCCTCGATTTCCGCCACGGAGAGCATGGCTTTGCCGACCGCCGCGCCATCGGCCTGAATCTCAGCCGCCGTAACCGCGCAGCCAGTGACCGGAACGATTGCAAGGAAGAGTAAGGCAATCATCGCCCATGCCCCTAGTTTCGATTGCAGATTGAATTTCATTGTACGTCTCTTTTCTCCGCTGAAGCGGGGGTTAAAGTGCGGCCATTGCGGCGGTGAGGCCGTTGAGGTCGAGTCCTGACGGCGATTGTCCTTGAGCGTTAAGCCATGCTGGGGTGATCACCGCGTACATTTCATCGGCTAGCTTAGAAGCGAACTCGTTATCGTAGGGAATCAGCAGCCCCCATGAGTCGATATGACCTCCAGCCGCGCCCTGGCCTACGCGGTTGATGCCGTGGCCACCTTCGATAGGCGAAGATGGATCGTAGGTCCAGTTGCTCGTATTGTCGAGTGCCGACTGTGGGCATTGAATCCCCAAGAACGATCCGCCGAATGTAAAAGTAGCCCATCTCTGTTGCGCGATACTGGTCAAGTCCAGGGACGCGAAGCCGAGAATCTTGTGCATTACCGTGTTCCCCTTCGCATCGAGCATCGGGATGCCGGAAGCCTTCCAGTAAGGAAATAGCTGGCTCTCGAAATCTGTGCCTTGGTCGGTAGGGTTGTTCCCTGAAGGTCCAGCGTTGATGTCGAAGCCAGTGATGGCCGAGTAGACTTCAAGGGTTAGAGATGTGTTCGGCGTGAGCGGGTTTCCAGTGTTCGCCGTCTCGACTTGAGCGTAGTGCATCGCTGCGGCAATCACGCAGTCGCCCCAGAGATTATTGCCTAGAATGTCGAGGGTTATCGGAACGGGAGCGTACTCCCATCCTTGCGCCTTGACTGCGGGCCATGCCGTTGTCAGGTCAAGATGGTCAGTGAGCGCTGGTGTGGTCAATAACCGGCGCGGTGATTTCTTTCCTAGTTTGAAGCTCATCGTGTCCTCACTGTGGTGTTGCGGTTGTGACAGGCGGAAGGCCGTCTTTGAGAATGTTTATCACAGGCACAATGAATCCAAAAGCGGCGAGTTCTCCGATGTGCGCCCATCCTGCCGATGATGTGATGTTAAAATCCTGCGGGGCAACAAAGCAAGCGCCAACCGAACTAGCCGCGCCACTGATGCCTGCCGAAAGAAGATGGTAAAGCCAAGATTTCCAGACGTTCATGGTTTCCTCTCCTTCCTTAATATGACTTTATTTCACATACGTTCCGGCCTGTACCCCAATTAATATCGTGCCGTCTGGGTACATGGGGCCGTTCGGTCTGTTAACCGGCACGATGGATTTGAAGTCTTCGCTATATTCGAAATCTCCGAAATTCCACCCATTCTTATAGCACTTTATATCCTCTCTCTTCAAAGAAGAAGTGCATCCAGTAACGAAGAGATCGTCAGTTTTTTTGATTTGCAAGTACGTTTTCCGTATCGAGGCCATGAATGCTTCAGTCTTTGCAGTCAGCGCCTTTTGCTCATCGTCAAGCGACTTCGCCTGCTTGGCGTCTTCCGGCGAAAGTTGAATCACCTTGGCCGTCTGCCCGTGGCACCAAGCCGCCGCTGTCATAATGAGAATGATAATCGATGTGTTGATGATAGCTCTGTTCTTCACTCACTTGCCTCTTTCTCCTGGCGCCGCTGTTCGATCAGCCGGTCGAGCAGGTCTTGACTGGTCTCCACTATTTTACCCTTTCCCTGTGTCGTACTCTTCGGCAATCGCTATCAAGAGGACAATCAAATCCTTGAGCGAGTACCCGTTGTTTGGGTTGCAGCGCCATTTAATGATCGCCACCTCTGCCGCTTCAACCTGCTCCTGTGTCAGTTCGTTAGTTTTCACTTTTTCTTTTCCTTCGCGAGTGTGAGCCGTTTTTCTAACTCTTCAACAAGACTGGTTTGCGTAAGCTGCCTTTTGAAGGCATCAATAGTTCCAATTACATGGCGATCCGCGTGGAGAGTGGTTACACACCCAACACTTGATTGCATTCCACCTGAAACTTTGGCTGTCCAGAGGATAATAATTTCATCAGTTTCCACTTCTTTAGTTCGTCGTAAGAATTCGTCAATGATTGGGTGCATAAATCCTCAGTTTCATCCTACACGCTCCCCGCAGACTATCAATACAACTAAAGTGCGCACGATGGTAATCAGCGGCTCGATCATCGCGTCTCGCTTACCAGTGCCAGAGGGCACGCGCTGCCAATAAAACGGAGATCAACGAAAGCAGAATTGTGACGAGGCGGTAATGCCTATTTTCTTTATCCCCCCGCGCCGTCAACGCATCTTTGATCTCCTGATCGCGCTTCTCGTGGAACTCTTTTTGCGCTTTCTCCCATGTGTCGTGGCGCGTATAGAACTCCTGAGCCTCAAGGCGAATAGATTGCACGTCTTGCACGATTCCAGGGACGCCGTTTCCGTCAAGCTGTTTCACTACCCTTTTCAGCACTTCGCAAGGTATCCTGCATCCATCCGCCATTGTCCATTCTCCTTATTGAGATACTTTCGCGAAGATTGCGAATGCTGCGATAATGCGTTTCCTGGTGCTCCCTTGGTTTATGGCGTGGTGATGGTCCACGATTCCAGTACAGTGCCCACCGCGCTCGTCTGTGGCTGGATCACCGGCCCGATGTAGTTGAATCCCCCGCTGCCAAGGCTGGTAGCTGACTTTGCCGCCGTGTAGACTTGTGTGAAAAGGATTCCATCGTACGAGAATGAGTAGACAATATTGGTGCCGTCATCCTTCAATCGCAGCCAGACAAACGGAGTGTACGGACTGACGGCAGCGTTGGTAAATGCGTGGTTTGTGCTCTGGAGTGCCGGGGTTGTATAGTCGTAGACCACCGCATACCAGCCTGGACTGAAGGCCAGCATCCCGAACCACATGGCATTCGTCGTCGTGGTATTGGAGACGGCAAGCCCTGCTCCAACGAATGCCAGTTGCGGAGAGGGTGAGGAAAAGAGTGCGGTCAGCGTAAATGGTGTGCTGGGATAAGCTTCCAGCAATCCTTCGATGGGCGATGCGATGCCTGCCGAGGTATCTTGCATCACAATTCCCGTCGCCACGTTAGCCGCGCTGAAAGTGCCTGCCTGGTTGTAGGCTGTGGCAAGCCCGGTGCCTGTAAGCGTTGGCGCACAGGTATTTGTTAGTACCCCGCCTGTGGTTGTGCAAAGCGGAGACGGGTTTGCGCCGAGCGCCGGAATTGCCGCTCTGCCATCCACAAAGGCTTTGATGACATCTCCTATGCCGGGAGGGGAACCCGCGCCGTAAAATCCAAACGCAATATAGTTATTGTTGCTCGGACTTGGGCTGGAGCCGTAGTTGGGATCATACCACCTGACAGCGGCATCTTCGGTGGCTGTATCCTTGAATTTGTAGAACTCATAAAAGGCGTTGGATGTAAACGGAAGATTGGTCAATGCGGTATTGTTCATTTTCACGACATGATCTTCTGTGTCTACCGACATGTCCCACAGTCCATTTGGCACGTCCTGAATATCGCCGACTCGGAGCGTGATTGGACTGTCGAGCCGTCCAATTAAATCGTATCCGGAGCTCGTTTCGCCGTTGGGAACCATAATAGGGTTAACAACTTTAGAACCACCGTTTGCCATAGCCTCATTGAAATAAGGCGCGGCAATAGCGACTCCCGCCGGGTAGTACATCCCACCCCACTGGAAAACAGGTGAAGTGTAATTATTGTCTCCCATCGTAACATCGGAGAAATCCACCAAGCTATCTATATACGCTCCCGATGCGGTGTTGGCGGTGCTCTTGAGCTGCTGCCTGATCCACTGATTCGTTTCTTGCGTTAAAAGCGTGCCAGCAGCACATCCACTGTAACTGCTATTCTGACTTCCTGGGCGCGTCGTTGCCTGAATGATCTTATAGCCAAGAGTATGCGCCTCGGTCCAGGCGGCAGAGTAATACCCCTCAATCGTTGTAAGGTTGCAGGCGGCAGGGTTGGACGGAAAGAACACATCCTCGTCTCCGTACATGATCAAAAACCCAGGATTGCCTGTTACTGACGGCGAGACTGGCCCGAAATATGTGGCCATATCGGTGGCAGGCAGAACGTCTTGATGAACGTACGGAATACCATGACCGGCAAAGAACTTCTGCTGCATGATCTGAAACACTAAGTAGCCATTGGCTGTATATACGGTCCCTCCCGTTCCCGTGCCGGTATTGAGGGAATAGGCGATTTCGAAGCTGGTGGAAGTAAGTCCCGCCGATAGCACTTGAAACAGAGTTTCGCCGGTCGAGTACCCTCCGTCTGGATCAGTGAAGAACGAAGGGCTGGTTATCGCATGCGCGTTGATCCAATCACCGGTCGATAAGCCGTTGGTGCCTGAATTAGTGAATGTGCAGATGCTCGACGCGCACGAGACCGCCGTGACTGTGATAGCGGAACTCAAGGCATTATTATCGCTGCCGATAGAGCTATCGCCCATGAATGCAATGGTTGTGTTTGAGGGGTTATACTGCACTCCACCACTGACAGAAGCCGCTTTAAGGTCGATATTTGTACCGCTTGGCGTGATGGTCACGCTGCTGTCAGACGATCCAAGCGTGAGCGCCGGTCCGGTCAAACTGTTGAGACTGGTAAGTCCTCCGCCGCCACCACCACCGCTGATAGCGACAGGAGAGCAAGCTGTTATTTGACCGGCGGCATTATAAGTCACCTGCGAGACGTGAGTGGAATCACCGCACGTTGCCGCAGTGACGACCGGAGTAATCGTGGCTACCTGAGACCCACTACCCGGTCCAGCAGCCACAGCGCCGGTTATCTGGATAATACCACTGCCTCCGCTGGAATATGCCACCCAGATCGTCCCGTTGCTCTGGCACTGTACATAAGTGCTTCCGCCCCCCACCGTGCAATCGGTTGCCGTCGTGCCGTCCGAAATAGGCACAATCCAGCCGGTGTCGAATGTTGCTACCGGCAGCGTGGCCACTGTGGAAGGCACCAGCGCATTGCCGGGAAATTCAGCCTGCGGGCTGATGCTGATCGCATTATTTGACGGATCATATTGCAGCGGCGCAACGACGTTGACCAGGGTACTTTGCGGGGGTGCGGGGCCGGTGTAGTAGACGATGTAACCCACCAGCGGGATGTCCGTATAAGATGGGCCGCCACCAAAACGCCCCGCCCCGCCGTCGCCCGAGTTATCCCGCCCCATGCTGATGACCGTCGTGATAGATGGTATATTGGCTCCGGTCATGCCGGTGAGTAGTTGAGTTGTCTGCTGCAAGGTCCACGGTCCAGCTGACGTTATGTTGCTGGCTGGATTCAACTGCAAGAGAGCAGGCCCGGTCCCGGTACCGCTTGCGCCAAAAAAGATAACCGTGCTAACTCCCGGAGTAGTGTTCCAGGGTGTCGGTTCAAAGGGGCAATGCAAACCTCCTGCTCCGCTGCCATTTTCCGAGATCGCAAAAGCATAAACCGCTGTCACGTTAGCCGGGTTGACATAACTCGGCAATACTGGATCGGACCACGTGAAACTTTGTGAGCTAGGCGCGAAGATGCAATACGGCCCAAATTCGATGTTGAGTCCCGTTGAACCAGGAGTAGAAACGCCGTTTACGTTCGTCGGGTAGATAATCACATACTGCCCAGCAATCGGCGGCGTGATGCCAGTGGGGGTGATGCTCGTAGTGAGAGAGCCGCCACCTGGATTGCCGCATCCTGTGCCGTCTGCCTTGGCGTAGAGCCCAGTGCAAGAACCGCTTGCACCGCCGATAGTGACAGGGTCCGTAGCGCCAGCCGAGACGGTGCCTGAGAACGATGCGCTGGTGCCATTGAGTGCGCCATCCAATTGCGCCGGTCCGGTCACTTCAAGGCTCAGTCCGTTTGTCGCTACGCCTTTGATCTTGGTAGGCCCCTGTGTGGTTTGCGCAAGCGCATCGACGGGGATGAGCATGAAAAGTGAAAGAGCGAAAATCACCAGAACTGTTCTGTGCATTGTGTCTCCTATGAATACATCATTGGCCCGACAGCGGTTGCGCTGCCATCGGTGTTTACCGCGAACATTTGCACGCTGGTTGAATTGGCGTCCGTGTTGGGCGTACCAGCATTGAGCATATTGCTAGGCCATGCGAACGTGTGACCTCCTACGCCGTCCTGCACGATGCGAACGACGATGATTGTCGGACCTGACGCACCATTGATAAACGTGCTGCTGGTCACGTTGCCAGTCAGGACGATCTTGAATTGAAGGCCCTGCGTTGCGTTGATGACTGGAGTCGCGGAGAATGGAATAAAAACGAGTCCCGAGGGAATCACCCCCGCGATATATCCCGCCGTCAATGAACCGCTGATGGTCACATTTCCAGAGACATTGATTCCGCCAATAGCCCGCGTCCCATTCAGAAATTGGTCAAGGAGCATCCACCCTGCATTCGTCGGGTTGCCCCAGTTGTTGGAGCCAATCGACGGCTGCGGAAATCCTAAACTCGTGTTTGCCATGATCGCTCCTTAGTATCCAATTCCTAAAACAACTGGCGTAGCAGGATCATACGCGTGATCGGCATTGCGATGGAAGTAAACCGTTGCCGTCGATTGATTCCATGCGTCAATTGTGAAGTAGCTCAGGTTTGTTCCATCCCCATCGCCGCCGCTTGCAATTGTGCTGGTAAACGCTGCGAGGCATTGATTTGCAAAGTTTATATCCCACGAAATACCTTGCGAACCAACTGAGGACATTTCCGATCCGGATGCCCATTGGACCATGAATCCGCCAAGCCATGAAGGAAATTTTATGTGTCCTTTCGCCGCCAGGTTCACATCGAAACCAAATCTGCACCATGCTGTTGTTGCCGCATTTGTGCTGTTGTCCGAGGATTCCTGAGTTGGGGCAGTGAGGTTTCCGGATACGGAGACGCTACTCGAAAAGGATGTAGGAGATGCGAAAAAGACCCCATTGTTGCTGATGAGCGGAGATACAGCGCGGGCCGTTCCGCCAAGGTCCGCACGGAATAGAATCACGCTCACGGAATTAGGTGTGGGGTCCGGCTGCACGGTTCCGGTAAATACCGCTGGCCAGTTTACCGTTCGACTGCCCGCCGAGTCCTGCGCAAAATAGAATGCAAGCAACTGACCCGCCGTGATTCCTGGGCATGACGAGGACGAGATATTCCCGCCCAGCGTCATCTGGAACCCGTTGGATGCCGCCGCGTTGAATGAAGGCGTGGGCGAGTATGCGACTGAAATCAGATCAGGCAACAGGTCTGCGGTGGTCAGGATATTGGCAAGCACAGCCGCAAGTGCAGAAACCGAAGCGTCCGAGTTCGTGAAACCTTTGGCCGCAAGCATCTGCCCGAACGCGGCGCAGAACGTAGATGCCTGATAGGTCGCCTTGTTCAGCAACGGCGAAGGAACAATCTGATCGGTTCCATACCCCGCGATACGCTGGGCGTCTGCAAGATACTGCGCGTCTGTCTCTTGATTAGCTGCGCCCGGATTCCATTGGATGAAATTGGTTGACATGATTCACCTATACCAAGTGGCCGGTATCTACTCCGGCAATAAGTGCGGTGGATAGATCAGTTCCGAACAGCGGCTGCTCTGCGAACGTGTATGTATACTGCACGGTCGCCTTGCGCGGAACGATGTAACCGTTGCTGATGAGGTCTTTCACGATGGAAGTGAACGCACCCGAAAGCACAATTGTGGCAGTCATGTTCTGATTGTCGATGTTCTCGATTGTTCCGCCATGGAATAGCGCCTGCCAAGTTGGCTGAAGGCTTCCATTTGTTCCATCCCATTGATTCTTTACAATCGTAGCCTTGATAAGCAAACGATACGTTGTGTCATCAAGAACCGGGCTTACACCACCTGAAGGCTGGAATCCAACCGTGCGGCTTACTCCTGCGATTGCTCCGCAAGTGTCAAGCTGGATACCTACAGCAGAATCCAGATCGAACGATTCGGTTAGCCCCATGAGCATGTTTGTCGTATCGTTGAGCGGAGAGAGCAACACCCCGAGCCACGAGTTTAGATTAGGAGCCAGGCGGTATTCGGACGTGAGCAGATTCAGATAATAGCTCACCGGAAGAGAATAGATCGGCCCTGTATCGCCGATGCCATACTTCCCGCGTCCATAACCGTTTTGGCTGTAAAGTGGCATTATGCTTGGCTCACGATGATGTTGGCTGTCACGCCCTGTGCTACCGCATTGTAGGCAATCGCAATATCGGAAGTACCTGAAGGGCTGGCCGAGGTTCCCGTAAAGAGTGACGTGATCGAGAACTGCGGAGTCAAAAGACTTGGCATGACCGACTGCGCTACCGAATACAGCGATGAGAACGTGACTGACTCGCCAATCTGGAGGCCGTTCAGGTAGGTAACAATCGCGGATTGAATAGACGCGAGAACCGCCGTCGTGTATCCGTTCAAACCGTGAATGACCATCGTCGCATAGATCGGTACGTAGGTTGGCCGAGAGAACCCGATTACGGTCGTTTCCGTGGGGCTTGTGCAGGTTACATGCGTGGTTCCATTCGTAAATGCTCCATCTCCGCGCTTGAGGAAGATTGCATTTGCCACATTGGCATCCGTGCCACCCTCCACAATGGCGGTAATCGAATGCGGTGGGCATCCGTTCGCATCAGTCACCCCGGTAAAGTTCTCTTCCACCGCATAGCGCGTAACGCCAGATACGGCTGCAATGGCGGCATTGATCGAACCAAGTTGCGTGATCGAAGGCATGGCCACAGAATAGGCTTGGCGTGCCCTCAGTTGCGAGTCTGCTTCTGTCGGTAGGCCAACGCTTGCCGCTGAAGGATTGGACGCGCTTACCCACCCTGCCGTAGCGCCACTGGATATTGTGTTGATGCTTCCCGCCTGCGCCTGGATTGCTCCGGCTGTCTCACAGGTTGCCCCGACCGTCACACTTTCCCCGCTCGGGATGGTGATCGGTGACGCCAAATCCCAGATGTACCCCTGCGTATCCGTTACGGTTCCATTTGTGATGACCGTTCCATAGACGCCAGTGATCGTTACCGGAGCAGTTGAGTACGAAGCAGCCAACCGCGCCAACCCGTTCATCTTCACAATGCTATCAAGGTCTGCACCAACTGCGGTGATTGGCGAACGCGCATTGTAGGCAAGTTGACTTCCAAGATTCGTGTCGTAAATTTTCAGTGCGAATATCGAAAGTTCTTGATACTTCGCTGTATCTGTACCAATATAAACAACTTGCGGGTAAATTGCCTGATAGTTGCTGATGAGGTCAGAGAGGGTATCAGCGTAGCTTGGAATGACTAGTCCGGCAGTCGGAGATATGTACGGTGCCGTATAGCTCATGAATTCACCTGGGCGCTCGAACCGGGCACATTCGTTATCACAATATTACCAAACGCGGAACTGACAACTGCGCTGAACGTGCTGGCCATCGTTGCGCTGTTGAATTCAAAGCTAAAATCCACGATTTGCAGCACATACGGGCATGAAAGAATAGTCTGCTGGATGATGAGCATGACGCCAGCCTGATCGGTCGGAGAACCTGATGCGCCGATAAGCGATTGAAAGAGCGGGAAGCCGATTGTCAGATTCTGAAACCATTCTCCTAATAGGAGTCTCAGTGTTGTGTAAATGATCTGCGCTACCGCATCGAGGTCTGATAGAAACACAGGTCCGTTTGGTCCCTCAATAGGATCGCAGTTCGCATCGATCTGTTGGACCATGATCGTCGCAGTTGTGCTCATATTGCACATCCAAGATTATGCTGCTTTTCTGCAATATCCGAGTTGAGAGTAGAGAGCGTGCTGGTTATCGCAGCAGTGAGCGATACGACAACCGCCGATATTCTTGCTATTTGAGTAACCAGAACAGCCTCTTGAGCGATATATGAATCATAAGGCCCAGAAAATATCTTTATAACACTAGTTGCCCACGTTATCATTGAAGGCAAATCTGTAGGAGATACCATCAGAGGCGCAAGAATTGCTAGATTTTTAGTTATTTCTGCATTCATTGCTGTTGTATCCGATGTGATTTTTTCAGAAATTGAGGAGAGTTGTGCGGTGGTAGCGCCGAGTTCCTCTGAAACTTTAATAACTAACGCGGCCAAGGCTTCGCATGAACTAGAAACCTGAATCGCTGAAGTCAACTCCTTATCAATTGAACTTAAATGGGTTGTTAACCCATTTATCTGATTCACAACCGAATTGAAATATGCGATATTCATGCATTTCCCTCCCTTATTCTATATCAATCACAATTCCATCTTGAACTGTCACTACAGTTCCCGTTGAGGTCGTAAACGAACCGCTCGCTCCAGATCCTACATGAAGATTTTCTGTCACATTTACATCGCCGCCTAAATTGATTTCCGCCAAAGAAAGGTCAATTGTTACCGTCCCATCGTCCGAACGCAACTGGGCGCTCGTGGTGGAGTAGTTGGACAGCACGCGGGTTTGGTTGCGCAGGCCGAAATGCGCCTTAGCGTCTCCAATGTCGTGCCGATATAGTTTTCCGTCTGGCTGCTTCTGCACCCCGCCCGACTGCCACCACAGATCGAAGGCCATATCGGAGAATACGAGGTCGCACTCGTCTCCTGGTTTGATCGGGAACGTGAGCGAGAAACCGCCGCCCATCGGAAGCACAATCGGTACATCGTCAAGAATTGGAAGCATCACCTGCGTTGGGACAGCCTTCACGCGAATCTGCTCTTTGATGAGAGGCTGTACAGAAACTACCTGTCTAATGGCGTCAAAGGAAATTACCTCCGCAGGAATCGACACGCGCAAGTCGCACTCGAACTGGTGGAGAGCCTGAGTGATGGGTGCGGATTCAACCGAAAGCCGGTGCTGGATTGGAACGAGGCCAACGTTAGTTGTTCCCATAAGGCGCTCTCCTGTCCAGTGATGGCCCGTTTGGATTCGTGGCATCGTAGATGTAGGCTGCGCGTCCGCCGACGCTGGTAAAGGCCGTAATCTCAGTCTCCCACTGATTACCTCGGCTGTCGCCGCGATATTGCAAACCGTTGACTAGATAGTTACCATTCGGGTCAAGAATTGGACGATACCCAGGAGGAGTGAATTGAAGTTGCCGAATGATTGAACTGGAGATGTTGATCTGCATGGGCGGAACGCTAACGCGCAGTCGCGGGTCAAGCGTCACCACTAGATTCACACCGTCCTGCGTTTGCTGTGGCACCCCAAGAATGCCCGTTGTTGGCGTGTAGGTTATCGTGGTCACTGCGCCAGGATCAGCCATCGTGCTGATTGCAATTCCATTCGATCCGTACCACGATTGCAGATTGTTTGCCGCCGCCACATCGTCAATGAATTTGTGAGGGTCGCCGAAGAACGGACGGGCGCGGGGAAGCTGAGTTTGCGGAAGCGCCTGCAATGCGTCCTGTGATCCGGGGTCGATGGGAATAGGCACCTGGGCACCCGCGCACATCTTCGCCACCAGCGCCGATTGCGTCATGTTGGCATTGCCCCTAAACTGCGCAAAGTTCCCAATTGTTTCTTCAAGGCCGGTGTAGCACATCAGCGTAACCTTGGAATCGATCACTTCAGGCCGCTCATACATGGTCTGGTAGACAGTGCCAGCGAAGATCACGCCAAACGGGCCAGCCTGGTAACCGGCACTAAGTTCAACCGTGGAACCTTGTCCGTAGATGAACTTTTGTGCCTGATCCGCGCTCAAATTATAGAGTTCAATCTTGGCAGTCCAGAACGTTGCATGAGAGGAATAGCCGAGGATGTTTACCTCAAATGATATCTTCATCGTCTCGGGAGTCCACGCCACCTCAGAGAGCGTATACGTCTGCGATCCCCCAGTTGCATCGGGCGGAGTGGTCACGACCAGCTTCCATGCCTGACCAAAGTTGGCGATCTGCGAGACGTTCTGGAATTGGGTACTCATGCTGTATCGTCCACGAGCAGAAGGAAGTTTGAACCAAGTTCGCTGGCATTCGGATAATCGTCAGGAACCTGCCCCAAGTTGATAACGTACCAGCTTCCAATACCCAGATACCCCTGCTGACAAAGAAGATTCGCGGCGGGCCAGCTCCCGGTGATAAGTGGAATACTCGACAAGAGCAGCACTCCAGAAGCGTTATAAATGCTCATCAGCCAATACTGAGCCATCTCACTGAAAGTGATGAACAGCGTCATACGCACGACAGCCCCATCGATATTCAGAGCCACGTTGAGCGTCTGATTCGGTGCGGTCGTGAGTGGAATTATCTGCGCCATGAATCCTCTTTTAGTGACACGATGGACACTTCCCGCTATTTCGTAAAAAGCTAATGGTCTGATTGAAACTGTTATCTGACCAGTTCCCTGAACCGATCATGGTACCCGTCTGCTGCTGAATCGTGGCGGTACTTGTATGTCCGGCGTCGGAATTCTGCGCTGTTACTCCAGTCGGAACTGTGCTTGTACCCGTCTGGCCGATGGCAGTGGAGTCAGTTGTTTGCGGGCGGGCGCTGGTAACCGAGGTCGCCACGCTGAAAAGGTTGATCTGCTGAAACTCTACCGTCGCTCGAAGTCCATACCGAGTGCGCACCGTATCGTCAGGCAGCACGTTGAGGATGAACATATTCTGGTAGGTCTTCAGCCGAGTCGTCACCTGAAGTGGAACCCGCGCATCCCGCAGAGCGCAAAGCGTATTGAAGCAAGCAATCGACTTGGACGAATTCCCCACCCATTGCCCTGATGCGTATGCCGGTAGAACGTCGGTCATCAGAATATCGAGCGAAAGATGCGCCGGGTCCAAAACGATGTGATCCGTGAAGTTGGCATTATCCTGAATCGGGTGCATCGTGGGTCGCGCCTGCTGCGAGTGTGAGGCTCGCATTACCGCATCGAATACCAGCATCTGCGGAGCGGCAGTTGCTGATTTTTCTGAGACGGTGATGCTCATGGAAAACGTTGGGTTGCTATCCGTTCCCCCGTTACGTACTGGCTGAGTTGCCACAGTGCTTGCATTTGCGCTTGCAATCGCCCCCGCATAGGACGCAGGAACCGTAATCATAGTGAGGGCAGGCTGTGACCACTGAGGCGGCCTGAACTGCACGTCAAGGCCCGATAGAGCGCCCGCAATAGAACTGTTTCGTCGCGATTGCGCCGCCGCTCCTGCTGCCGACTGTGCATAGACAACAATGCGCCCAGCGCCCGATATGACCGCTGCACTCGCCGAAGGTAGGGTGATTCCGCCCATGCTATTGGTAAGCCCCGCTATGTGCTAGAATGAGCCGCCGTGTGTGTGCAGTCAATCCATCGTCTACTCCCTGCTTTACCGCCTGGGCCGTCTGGTTTGGCGTCATAGCAGAGGCGGGTACGTTTACGATGATCGAACCGACCTGGATACCTGCCGCCGCTTCCACCTTGCGGATGTAGTCCTGACCTTGCGGGGAATACTGACTCTTCGCACCACCGTAATCAGCCAGCGCAGCTTCCACATTACCCTGATGCCGCTGTAGCAGTTGGGCAAGGTAACGCGAACCACCTTCAAGATTCTGCGATGGGTCGTAGGGATTCACACCTAAGCGCCGTGCCGTCGAGGGAATCAACTGCATCATTCCCACGGCACGTTCGCCACTGGGATTGTCGGGACCAATCTTCACATTTCCATTGCGGTCGTACTGTTGTCCTCCAGATTCTACTTGCGCAATTCCACGCACGAGTTTCTGGAAATCATATCCTTGTCCCTGTACAAATCGGTTCATCTGCGCGTTCGGCGCTTCAAATTTATCTCCGCCCCATTCACCAGGAAGTACGGCTGCCCCGATATTCTCGAATCCGTGTGCTACTTTAACAGCCTCATCGGCAGAATCTTTCAATCCCTGTATGGCGTCTTTGTTGCTCACCCCCGGCATAATGAACTTACCTAAATCCCATATCGAGGCTATGCTGTGAACGCCAACCTGTTCTAAACCGACCATCAACTTGATAGCCTCGCCAATCCAGAACACAACGTGCTCTACAGATTTTGCGAAGCTCTCGAAAGATGCGGTCTTGCGGTCAATGGAATCATCCCCAGAAAGTGTACCTACGAAATCATCGAAGTCAACGGAAAGATCAACAAACAGATTGCCAGTTTTCTTGAGAATATCCCACATCTGATTTAATGCTGGTACGAGATCATTTGTAATCTCGTCAGACCAACGCGGCATGTTGGCAAGAACGAAATCGTTTAATCGCTCAAGCTGTTTGGCAATTCCACCATTTCCGAAACCTAACTTTTCGAGCAGGTCAGATGCGAACTTCATGCCGAAATACTGGCCCTTTACTTCGAGACGCTGAAGTTGAAACGTCACATCCCGAATCTGGCGCATCTGGTCTTCATAGTTCGGCCCAAGCATCAGCGCCAATTGCTTCTGATCGTCAATGAGCGTGTGGAATCGGTCTTGAAGCTCTTTTGTGCCAAAGAACACATCATTGAGCGTAACGCCGAGCGTATCGAGTGCAGTGGTAACAGCTCGATACTGCTGCACGCCCATCATGTTCTGGGTAGCGAGTAGCTTGGTCTTCAGGTCAGCTTGTCCAAGCTTATCAATGTACGCGACAATGCCAAAACCCACCGTTGCGAAGGCGGTAGTTGCTGCTACCTGGAATTTAAGAAAGTCTCCTGCGATTCCGCCAACGGAAGAGGCTACCGTTTTTTCTGTTCCAGCGAGAAGATTAGCGAACTTGGCGAAGGATGCCTGGTCTACATTGGTGGATAGCGAGACCAGATAGCTCTTAATTGTGTCGGATTGAGCCATCTATTTCGCCTCCTGAGCCGCCCGCCAAGCTCGGAAGTCGGCATCGTTCTTATCCCGAACGTCTAAAAACTCATGCGCATCGCAAAGATCACGGAATGTGAAAACGCCTTCAACCACATCCCGATGCTTCCAAATTCCTGCGCTCACCGGACGCCATAGAAATGGGTCTAGGCTTGGGTACTCGGTTGGCTCGAATCCGCCGCCGGAGTCTGGTTCGCGTTCGACCCGGCTGCGGGAAAAAAAGGGGCGATATTGAAGGCGATGCACTGCTTTGTCAGTTCGAGAGCGGTAGGAGCATCAAACTCAAGATCGGGAATAGCGTAACGCCCATCTGCGAACATGATCGGCTTGGCAATAGGCGTACCCAGGCGCGAGTCATAGCGCCCGCAAACACCCAGGCAAAGCGCCATCACTTCAGCAAGTTCGGTGCGCGAAAGCTGCTCAGTGAGGAAAGCGGCGGTCATTGCAAATCCGACCTCAGGAGGAACGTCATGAACCTTTACATCAGGATCGGGGACCACTACCTGAAGAGGTGCGGGCTGTGATTCCTGAAATGCGCGATACCGCTTGACGAACGTCGAGAAAATCCAGCTTCCATCGGACGCCTCAAGCATCCCTATGCGGTACTGATGATCGCCGATAGTCGTATCTTTGTGATCGAAAGGCATGTGCGCTCCGCTTACTGGTTAGCAATGTTGGCTGCGGGAAGATTCCATTCAATGTACTCGCCCTTGCCGCCGTAAGGCTGCGGCGGCTTCTTCGAGAACGACACGCCGGTGCAGATATTCTGATCGCCCGTAACGGGGTTCTGGAGGTCAAGGGCAATCGCTGCCCAGTTGCTTGCGTCCCCATTCGCTACTGCTGTCTGGTGAAGATTCTGCGCAGACTTCAGGTAGGCGTTGAGCGCCGAGGTCTGCTGGCAGGAAATCTTGACGATGCCATTGAAACCTGGACTCACGGACACCATGACTGCCGCATCCGAAGAATTGTCCTGTTCGGTCCATTCATGCGTCATCTCCACGGTGATCTTTCCCACACCGAGGTTACCTCCTGCAAGAATGAACGGCCCCGCGAGTGGAGAGGCAATCGCCCCCGTCAAGTCCTTGAACGAATACGTGGTGGTTCCGTTTGCCATTGCGATCTCCTTTTACTGCTGGACCGAAACTCCGATGATAAAGCTTTGCTGTGTGCCGGCCAGAATGACGGCGACATAAACGGGCATTCCCTTGAACAGTGCGCGGTCTGCGCTGGATTGCGTCGAGAACGAAGAAGATCCAACCCAGTACCCGGTTGCCAGCGCCGTTCCAACCGTCAAGCCACCAGTGGGAAGCAGCGGGATAGCGGGACCATTCCACACGCCCCCGGCGATGAATCCGCGATTAGCTGAACGGCTGCAAGCGCCCCGCACCGCATTCAATACGATAGCCTGGCCGGAATCATCCTGCGGAATCGAGGGAAGCGATTGGAGTGCATTTAGAATCGAAATCTGCGCGTCTGCGGCCAGCATATCGAGGCCGAGAACGGTAGTAAAGCTGAGGCCGTTTCCGTTCACACCCTGATAGTAGAAATCGTAACTGTTGGCGTAGTTATTGTAGCTGTTGCCGTTGTTTCCGAAGCCGAGTCCCGGCGTACCAGCAAACACGTTGATCTGCGCTTGCGAAAGCGGTTCGGTTGTGCATCCGACCAGCGTCTTGGCGGCGAGAGAAAAATTACTGTTGGCGAGTCCGGTATTCAGGCCCATAGCCTTCCCCATCAAAGCGCCAGAGATGTAGGCGTTGTTCGGGAATAGACCGCCCTGCGTGGTGGAGTAGCAGCCGTGGGCGCGGCTGTAATTTGCCGCCTTGATGAGCGAGAACACGTTGCCCACCGAACCAGCGAGAGCAGATGCGCTCTGTGTGCTGTAGAACAGTTGCATGGCAGGCTGTGTACTCTGCGCATAAGCGGCAATCGCCACGTTGTCCGAGTCGGTCGCCGTGGTGCAATTAACCAGATACCACGATGGCTCTTTGACGCGGCAGGCGGTCACAGCCTGAAGCGGCGTCTCGCCGATGTCCGTCACGTTGACTTTGAGACCGGTGCCGACGCTGGTTCCCTGCGCCGTGGTTGAGAGGGCGGCTGAAACCGCGTAGCCGGTGCCCTGCTGACCGGGAATGGACGCTACAGACGTGACCACGCCGCCGCCGCTGATGCCAGTGACATTGCCATACCCGTAGGATGCGTTCGAGGAGGAAATCAGAAAGGTGTCATTCAGCGCGTACCCGGTGCCAGCCGCGGCGGAATCGACTGTGATCGCCTGGATGGCGGTCGGGTCTTGGCATCCCATCCAGAGGTACTGCGCCTGCGGAGTCGAATCCGCGTACAACTGTGCTTCGATGTACTCGGGATCAGATGGCCCGTATCCGAGTGCGGCCAAAGAGGTTGTGGCGGTCGAGGTCGGAATGAGAACACAGCGCGAACCGGCACCATAGGAGGGAATTCTCCCACTGTTGCCGATGATAAGCGCCTGATTGAATGCGGGGACTGATACCCCTGCCGGAGTGACTGAAACGCTCACATCGCAGAGAATCGAAAGTGGAAGGGGCTGAGTCGCCATGTTCTCTCCTATAACTGTACTACCACATCGCTGATTATACCGTGTTCGGTTTCAAGCGTAACCTCTACGCTCTGCATGGTTTGCTTGGTGAGGGTATCGGTCACATGTTCATTCATTCTTGCCGAGAAGTCGGTACGCTCCCACCATTGATTCTGAAAGAGTTCTGGGTTTCTGCTTGGCGTTCCAATGAATGTATCGAGGTACATATTAGATGCCTGTAGAGCATCGTGAACGAAGTCCTGATAGAGGCACGCCTTGACCTGCCGTGCCCGGTCGAAAGCATTGGGACCGTAGAAGATGAACGACAATTCCCAAACTCGCGTGTAGATCGTGGTTTCGATGAACGTCGTACCAGCGGAATCAACTGGCTGGACCTCGTGTGCAGTGTTGTAGCGGTCTGGCGTTTCGGTTGCGCGGATGAACGCCACATCGTCTGTAATCGCCCAAGCGGGAGCGCCTGGGGTAGGCCAATCAATCCTTACCTGCGAGTAGGCCGTGGAGTCGGTTGGACCTGATGGCGTGATCCCAAGGCAGCGCAGTACGATGTTCTGCCAGATGATAGACACCTGCTGCTGCGTTAGGCCGGTACTGGCCATCGTTCCGACATTCGGTACCGCAAAATTACTCACCGGAAAGCCTCGCTGCGATGGCCTTGAAAAACCCAAAGTCGCCCCATTGCGTCACTGCAACCACGCGGTAGTCCTGTCCTCTCCATGTCACGGTATCGCCAATTCCAGACGCCGAACCTGCCGCCCGCGTCTTGTGCATCGGCTGCTCGGAGATGAATCCCATCATGCCGGTAGAGCGATCACCCTCGGGAACCTGCTGCAAGTCTTCTTCGGTGGCCGGTTGGACTATCCCCCAGAACGCTATTGCTGTCGTGGTAGAGACGTAGCCGCCCTGTTGAAAGCTTCCCGTCGAGCGATTGACCGTATACGCCTGCGCGAAAGCTGGACTATTGGCAACGCGAGTGAGCGAGATGGTTGGCATTAGACCGCCTCCGCTACTTCGGTTGCTTCTGCCTGAGCGCCAAACGCAATCTCGGTATCAGGAGAAAACTCCGCTGCATTGCCCGCATGAACACCGTCGCCCGATTCCGTGATGTGCGTGATTGCTCTGCGCATCTGTCCTGTATCAATACCAGGGCGGTCGCTCCCTTTGGCCCGAATCGTAGAATCCGCATTGGGTGCCCATCCGTTGCGAGGATCGGTAAACCAGCGTTTCGATGCGCTCTCGCCAATCTGGCCAGCGCGGTCGAGCGCATCCATCATGCCCGCTTCGTCGCCATCGAGAGCGCAAGTAGATGCCTTTGCAAGTTGCTTGGCAATGAGTGATCGAGTCGGTTCCGCTTCAATGGCCGCTTCGATCACCACACGGGGAGGCTGGCCGTGCAGCGGGGAGCCATTCGTGAAGATGAACAGCAATTCCGCGTTACTGATCTCGCCCTTCTTGCGTTGTCCATTCTCTTCAGGAATGCCAACCAGCGCATCGGCACCGTTGAGCGCAGCGATTCCCTTGTTGATCTGTGACATTCCCGGCCCGCTGCTGGTGTAGCTTGCTCCCACTATCACCGCCTGAAGTACGCTGGTCCTGCGCCTACTACGCGCGCCAAGGTTGCCAACTGCACGCCGTACTGCGTGAGCGTCCACGCCGCCCATTGTTCCAGTTTTGTGAGCGCCTGAAGTCCCTGCGAAACGCCGTCTGCTCCCTGCGAGATGGTAATACCGGCCTGAAGGCTGTTCGCCACCACCTGATTTGCTGTACTCTGCGGGTTGCCTTCAGTCTGGCACCAGAGCGTAAGGTAATGCGCGATATAAAGCGCCATTCCCAAGCCCCAGAACTCCCGCCAGCGCGCTTGCATGAGTGAAGCATAGGCGATGTTCAGATAAAGCTGAATGACCGCAAGAGGGACCACCTGCGCTTCATAGACAGATAATGTCACCGTGCCTGATGCTGTTGCTTGGCTCGATACAGTCACGGTTGGCATGTTTACTGATAAGATTACCGTTGACGAATTCAGCCCTTGACACGTCACAAGTTGACCGATATTCAGGCCCGTTGCGGTCGAATCCACGGTGATCTCGTTGGAGCCTTGTACGAGCGTTCCCGATACCGGCGTGGCAGGACCAAAGAACTTGGCATAGATCGCTAGGAAGTCATTCACCGCGTAGGGAGGATTCCCGGTCTGCGGAATGCCGGACGCAAGACCAATGAACGCCCCGCACTGGCAACCATACTCTCCACCATATCCCCAGTCGCCGCATCCGTTGTAGCCGAACCCGCCGTAGATCGTCATGTAGAAAAGATCGATTGCTTCGGTCGGGAATGCTGGCATGGTGGCTCCTATTAATTTGATTTTACAGCATTTACTCTTTATTTTTTACAAAGCACTTAATAGTCAAAAATGGGTATTTTAGGATATTTACATATTCATATTGACACCTGTAGCATACTGGCATACATTAGGGAACATGGAAAACACAAATCTCCTTACCGTTCCAGAGTTTGCAAAAGCTCTTGGATTGTCTGCAAAAACCGTTCGCCAATATGTTTGGTTGCGGAAATTTCCGTTCGTGCGGATCGGCAGAGCAATAAGATTTGAACAATCAACAGTGGATAGGATCATAGCGGAGGGAAGGGTAGACGCACTTCCCTATGAGGCAAACCACTTGAAAGCCGATCCTCTTTCTTCAAAATAGCGAGATGCGCGCATAGCTCCAGAAAGGAAATCGTGAATTCGCCAAACTTTGCAATAGACGAAATGGGAAATAGAGTTCCGATACGTTATTCAGCTTCTGATCTTGTAAATATTCCTCCCCCGGAGGGATATTGCTGGAGAAAGAAAAATGAGGTTCTTGATCAATATAAGAATTGGATTGCTCAAGAACATGGTGCTATATTTCCTAATTTTCCTCAACCATGGAGTCAATTTGACTATTATGTTGCCGACAAAATTGGGACAAGGCCATAAGCCCTGCCCCAATTGACCGCGTTGCGGATGCGCCGGCTAGATGCCGTACTGATAGATCAGCGTGGAAGGCCGCAGAACCTTGACGATGCCAGTGTTGGCGATGTAGGTCGCAACATAGGCACCTTCCTGAAGGCTGAGCGGGCCACCCATGCGCTGAATGTCCTGAAGGATTCCGAAGTTTACGAAATCATCGTTGAACACGTAGGAGGTAAGCTGCGTGGTGCTGTTGTGGCTAGCACCGCCGATGGTTTCACCCCAGTACGGGAGCGGGACGATCTCAGGCGTCTTGCCGTTGATGCTAATGCCGTAGTACCGAGCCTTGATCCAGTCGAGGATGGTGGTGAATGCCGGAATGGTGCCGAGAGCGGAACCGAGTGGCAGAACCATTGGCTGCAAGAGGTAATCCCACTTGCTGGCCGGGACCAGGAAACGGTCGGGGATCGAATCGGGAGCGTAGCCGGAATTCGCATACGCGAGCTTGGCCGCGCCTTGGAAGTCTTCCACGATTTGAAGTGAAGTAGCGTTTGCCCATCCTCCACCCGACTGTGTAGCGGAAACTTGATTGACAACGCCGGGAACTACCGAATTCAGCAACCCCTGATTGGCTTCCACGCCCCAGTACACGCGATTGTCGAGCGTCTTGTTCCAGTCCGTACGCACTCCCTTGTCGAGAATGTCGTTCGGGCTTCGGTTCGCCTGGGCCAGCTTCAGGGATTCAATCAGCGGGATGCGGATATTCACCTGATAGGGCTGAGTGGGGTACACGTCCTGCGAACGGTTGAAATTCAGCGTGCGAATGTTGTTCGAGGATGTGCCGGTCGTGTTGGGCGAAGCAACGTTGTTCGGCGAAAACACGTTTACGAACTGCGCCGTCTCAGTGTCAACCCATCCGCCGCCGTTCATCAGAGGAACGTCGCGGAACCAGGTATGGCCTTCGAGTGGCATGTGCAGCCGTGGATCAGGCTTGTTAAGTTCCGACTGGAGGAAAATCTGACCCGTTGCGGAGGCGTCCTTTGCCCCGAGAAGATTGCCGCCAGACCCGCTCATGCGCAACGCCAGAAGGCTACGCATGTAGTCGGATTGTGTCATGCCTGCCTGGGCGCATACTTCCGCGAGTGTTTCCGATACGCCTTTGCGCTGCCGGCTGAGATACAGTTCGTTCGTGTTCATCGTCTGTCTCCAGTGTTACGGGATGAGTCTGTTCAAAACCGTTACTTGCGCAGAAATCTGGCCCGTTGCGGGGTCGGTCGAGAGAACGCCGGTCGAGAAAACGATGCCGTTGGCCAACGCTGTATTGCCGGTCAGGGAGGCACCTTCGATGGAGCCAACCTTGCTGTTGGGATAGCTGCCATTGAGCGCAGTGCGGATGTAGACAGGCGCACCGGCCCCGGCGGGAGTTCCGTAGGGAACTGCAACCGTGATAGTGCCGCGAACCAAGCCATCGCAGGGCTGACCGGCAGCATAGAATCCGCTGTTGGCGATTGCGCCGCTAGAAAGGTTCGGGTAGACCGTGTTGGTCTTGACGTTGGCCAGCGCGAATGCAATGTTCGTTGTGCTGGTAACCGAGGAACTGTCGGTAACGATGTACGCCTCGACGCTCGAATACGTGTTGTTCGAGTTCAGAACCAGTGCATCGCCAAAGGACGGAACCTTGACGTCAGCCGGGTTGACCAGACGATTGGTGACTACCGGGAAATCCGACTGCGAGATAGAGCCAATCGGACCTTGGATGAGTCCCGTTACGGGAATGACGGCTGCGGGCATGGGATGCTCCTTCTGTTACTTACGAGCCGCGCGCGCGGCATGGTATTCGTTGTACGCCTTCAAGCCTTCTGCATACGGCTTGCCATTGAAGAACGTGAACATGGCCGGTTCCGGTTCGGAGTCGTTGACGCCGCCTTCATGAACGATGCGGGTCAGCGAAGCGAACGGATCGGAACCGCCCTTGATGGACTCAGAGAGCTTGAGATAGGCATCTTTCGCGCCCTTGTCGCCGGACTTGGCAACGGCAGGACGTAGGGCCTTGAGAAGATTGGTGGCATCGCCGGTGGAGAAGTCGGATTCCGCATGTTCATCGGGCGGCAGTACAATCGCGCCCTCGGCATCCTTTTCCGCCTTCTTCTCTTCCGCGTCAAGCTCCTTTTCGGCGTCGGTCATCTCATCGTCGCCGAATTCACCATCCTTGCCGCCTTCGCGCTTGTCGATACAGGCGTCGCACATGCATCCCTTGGGATGCTCGGCAGCGTCGCGTGCGGCCTTGCGCTTGGCATCTTTGGATGCTTTGTCTTTGGCTTCTTTTGCCTTGCGCTCTTTTTCTTCGCGCTTGGCTTCCGCCTCAGACTCTTCCTCATCCTTGCCGCCCTTTTCCTTTTCGGCGTCCATTGCGGCATCGACGATCTTCTTGGCTTCTTCCGGTTCTGCGTCTTTCAGGGCGGCCTGAAGTCCGAGAGCGACCAGCAAACGATTTGACATTGTGATTCTCCTCAAACTCGATTTCGGGGCTGAATCCTTGATTCCCACTTCCGACCCCGCCCTGCCCTTTGGAACAATGGCAACGTGGTTTCCGTGAATCTTGCGCTGGACATATCGGCCTTCGGCGTCCTTGCCCAACTCAAAAGTATATCCACAGGATACATCACGCACCCCATCATCGATTTTTACGTTCAGATCAGGGTGCTTTACATGGAGGTCTGCCAGGAGAGGCGTCTCGCCGTCATCCATCGGAGAACCCACGCGAATATTCTGCGTATGGCCCTTGCTTACGCCGTCATATTCATCCATTGCGTCAACAAGTATTTTGGGGTCTTCGGGATGCTCATCTAATACGGACTTCCCCTCAAATGAGGCCAAAGTCGCTGGCGCGGTGACTTCCTCAAGTGGCCGGTACACGGTCACAAGTTCATCGTCTCCAATGCCCCACTCTGGTTTGTATCCGGGATTCTTCTTGATCTCGCGCCCGAGGTACTGCTGGAATCCGGTACGCGCAATCGGCACGTCTTTGTAAATGCGATACCCCTCGCCTGGAGTTTGGAACCAGTGTTCTTTGCCGGGAAGCAGGCTTGCGTAGTAGCTCAGGCGACCGCTTGGAGCGGGACTCGCATCGACGCCGCTGATCTTGTGCGCGTTGCGGCTGGCATAGAAGACAGACTTCCCACGCTTGGAACCGTATTCCGATTCCATTGCGCGGATAATCTTCGATCCTTTAGCGGTCAATGGCACGAATTAAGAGTATCACAATCGGAAAACGTACTCCTATTGAAATGTGTGAGTTATCCGTCAAGAGCGTTTCTGCATAAAGGAACCAAAGTGATTACTAGATATTAAATGGGCGGCCGAATTTCTCTTCTCCGGGATTGCCTCCCCATTTCTGTGCATAGTAGAGCTTCCGATACGGGAACATTGCGTTCACCTGGGCGGAGATGAGCGGGTCTGCTTTGAGTGTTTGCGACGGCTCGTGATAGACGGGTAGCGCGGTTTCGATCAGTTCCCACCCGCGCAGCTTCATGCGATAGTACCAATCACAATCACTTGCGTACCACTGTAGATTGGTGTCCCACTCTCCTGCATCCTCAGCAGCGTCCATGTTGATCGCGGAGAGCGCATCGTAGTTCGTGAATAGGACTCCCCATTTGCGACCGGACTCGGTGTACTCACGCGCAAGCCTGAGTAGTTCAGCACAGGTGCCCGGCGCGGCCACGGCGTCTGAGTGCATCCATATGCAGATTTTCACGGGAACAATTCGACACTGCTCAAGCATAAAGTTCATTGTCTGAGAGAACGATAGCGGAACCGATGGGCGCATGTTCCAATAGATCCGCACATCGTCGCCCGTCTTGGAATTGTCAATCACCATCGGATGAATATCCTTAGCGCTATCGACCGCCATCTTTAGCAGATCGGGGCGATTCACGTAGGGAATGAAGGCACGATGGTCGGTCATGCAATCCCTTTCCGAAACCACGCCTCAAAGAACTGCCAGAGATCAGTCCAATCGAGTCCTTCTGTTAACCCGCAATCGAAATTCTCTGGTTTAAGGCGAGGGTCAAGCATTGCAAGCTTCCATTGCTGCGCGTCAAATACAGGGCGCTTAGATGCGAATGCACCATCGTACCGGAATGCTCTGGGCTTTATTTTCAGTAGAGGATTAAGCCATTCCGCTGCTCCAGCGTAATCACCGTGAATGCACGGCGTTCCGCAGGCCAACGATTCAAATATCGGGAATCCGAATCCTTCCCCTAGCCCAATCCCAAGCGTCACATCGCACGCGGAATATGCCCACGTCATCTGCTCATCGCTCAGCCGGCCAGTGGTGATGATTGCTCGATTGGCCAGTCCGTAGTCATGCAGCAGCGCAGAGATTGACCAGTAGCGCTCCAGCGCGTCCGTGTGAATCCAGACCAGCGTATCGCGCTCTTTGGTGACCATCGACACAGCCTCAATCGCCGTACCGTAGTCCTTTCGCGCCTGGTTCGTTGCCACTATGCCCACGAGGAATTGATCTGTGCCGATGGAGAAATCCACGTCTGGCCCCAGAATCAACTCGCCAAACTTGCGCCGCGCCTTGTCTCTCCCGCGTGGTTTCCAGATGGCTGTATCGATACCGTGGGGCAAAGCGTCGATAGTCTTGCCGTCGCCCAGTGTGCGCTCGATGATGCGTGCCGACCATTCGCTGTAGGCTAAAACACGGTCAAAACCCGACAATACAACCTTAAGCAATGACGAAAGCCGGTCATTTGGCCCGGTGGCGTCGATGGCGCTATAGGTCCATAGCTTGAACGGTTTGGTTGCAAGGAATTCGCGCAAGGCGATGTTCGGGCAATATTGTTCTGGATTCGTGAGCCAGAGCAGACGGGAAGCATCCCATATCACCAGCATGATGCCCTTTTTGTCACCCGCGAAGTCGTTCCATGCCGCTGGCAATTCCTTGACTACCCAGTTCTCCATGCTCTGAATGTGGTAATCCGGCCAGGGGATGTTACGCGAACCGATACCACCATAGCCAATTGTCGCCACGCGGAACACGTCCGGCATGTACTCGTGGATGCGCTGCGCCAGATCGCGGGTGATGCGCCCGAGGCCAGATGAACTGGTTACGCTATCGGAGAGGATGAGTAGGGGAATTGGCTTCATTGCGCGTCCTTCAGCACGTCCTCAATGATCTCCCGCAGCAGCGAACGCAGTGGCTTGTTGAGCGCCAATGCACGCTTACGGGCGATGGCCAGCGTGTCTTCGTTGACGCGGATGGTGACGGGAGTTCCTATTTTTCGCATGATGCCTCGATTTCCCGCACAGCCTCATCGATATTGACAAGGTTCGCGCTTTGGTCTTCAGCCGCGTGGAGTTCCTTGCAATCGCATCCCTTGACGAAGCAGCGACCTCCGCTAAGCGAATAATCTCGCAGTCCGGTCGTTAGCATCGCTGGAACGTAGTGCTGATGAATGGGGTGCCCACATCCGCATCCGAGATTTGCAAGCGTTACTGGAGTACCGATCTGGCGCATAAATTCCTTTCGATTAGGAGGCCCAGGCCGCGTCAGAAGCTGCGAGAAAGGATAAGCGCATTCGGCGGCGGCCCAGAATTAACCTGAAACCAGTGTACTACGATTCGTACTCTTGTCAAGAGACACATACGCCGCCCGGTTAGGAGCGGCGCTGTGTGCTCTAGCGACTTCCGCAGCCTCCTTTCAAGTTGATATTTGGATGAACTTTGCGCGGGTCATGCGCGTGATGCTGCCACGGCTGTAAACTCGGCACGGCCATGTAACCTCATCTAAATCAATGATTGGCACTCCTGTGCATCTGCAATTCGGCGCGTGACCGGCGTTGTATTTCCCAAGCGTGGACCGCTGGCCTATCAGGGCTTCAGGCGATGGAGGGTCACTCCAGTTCACCAGAATCATATCCATCTTGCGGTGGGATAGGCGCACGCGAGAATCTTCACTCGAAAGCCATTGATACCATTTCACGCCAAGATTCTCCGACCGTGCCCGCGTAATTGACTCAGCGGCGCTCGATACCTCCGTTCGCGCCAGCATAGCAATATGACTGCGCGTGATGGCAGGGAAGCGACCGCGAATGTCCTTTGCGATGGTCTCGGCCCGCTCCCCGCGCATCTGACGGGTGGCAATCTGCGAGGCCAGTGTTTGCGCCAGGTCCTGCGGCATGGAGCGTATCAGAGCAGCGTGTGTACTCACCAGTGACCGCACAGACGCGCCCACAGGCCCCGCCATTTCGCGCCGCAGCAAGTCGTATATGCGTTTGCCTTGTGAAGACTTCGCCGCCGCCTCACGCCAACTCTGTGCGTTCTGGACGGCTACCTGCGTAACCATGCGTCGAGCCAGGAAGTCGGACGCCTTCATTACCCTCTCACCTCCGCCATTGCCGAGGAACGCGAAGATGCTCTCAAGATCGGCGTCATGCGGGAAAGTGCGCAGCCATATTTCCATGAGCGCATTGAGAGCGCGGCGGTATTCCTGCTCGATTCGTTGGGGGCGGTGGAAAGCTGGCATATCAGCCCCTTATCCGCTTCCATGCCCGCTCAAACCATGAATCCTTGCCGCCCTCTGTCTTCTCGGCCTCGGTGTCACCGTGCTCTTCACCGAACGTCTCAGTGCCAGCGCGGGCTTCCGCTTCCTCTACCTGCATGGGAGGCTGTACCTCATCGTCCGCCGCCTCGATCATTTCATCCGTCACATTGGACCCAAGGCCCGTTTCTGCGCTGGCTGTCTTGATTTCGCGCAACGTGGTCTGCCTTCCAAGCACACCGGCATTGTAGTAGCCGAGTATGCTCTCGCCGTGGCTCTTTGCTAACTCCGCCTTTTCCTTGCTGTTCATCGTGCGGATTGGCGCGAACGCATAATCCAGATCGTCGGGAATCTCGCCCCAGGTGGACATGCAAATGATCGGAATCAGCTTGTCCATCAGCGGGCGGTCCTTCTGCCGGCGCTCCTGGTCCGCCGAATCGTAATAGTTCTGGAGATCACCCTCGTTCGACTGCCCCAGGCCGGTCTGCGTATCGCCAAACAGCCGCGAGAATGGATAACCCGCCGCCCCGCACAGCGCCGTCATCTGCATCTTCATCACTTCGGACAGGCCGCTGAAAGAGTAGGAGTTGCTGAATAGTTCACCCTCTTCGCCGAGCGCCAGAATACCGTTTGTGGAGATTGCTTCTGATACCGCCGTCATGCGGGCCGCATAGTCCACAAGCTGCTGCTGTGTCAGGTTCAGTCCAGATAGCATCTGTGCCAGCATCGGCTCTTTCATGGCCAGCACGTTGGCGCGGGCAATCAGGTCCGATACCGCCGCCATGCCGTAGTCGTATCGCTGTAGCTCGTCAAGAATTGCCTCGACCTCGCTCATGCCCCAGTACGTTTCGATCTGCTTCTCGAATAGCGGCAAGTCCCGGCCCAGGAACCGCAAGCACCGCGAATTATGGACGCGCAAGTTCTGATTCGCTTCCGTATACACATCGTAGTACACAGGTAAGCCGTATTCGGTGGGGTTGTCCAGATCGGTGATGAGTGCGGAGCTTGGCGACATGCCAGACCAGCGATCCACTACGATCATGCCGCGATAGCTTCCCGGTTCCACGTCCTCAATCTTGAGCGGCTTGGACAGGTCATTGTCGCCCTTGAGGATGATGATTCCCAGCGCCCCGCCGAACAGCCTTCCCCACTTGCGCCCCTCAATGTACTTCTGGAGCGTGCCCGTCTCGGCCACCACTTTGTCGAACGCGCCAATATCCTCCGGCGTCACATCGCAGAGCAGGGAAGGGAATGCCTTGAGTTGGTCCTGCGGCTTCACATCCACCACTTGCCGGATGATCCAAGAGCCGCGATACATGAACACAAGCTTTTGGTAATCCAGCGAGATGCGAAATGGGATGTGCCGACCGGCGTTGACGGCGCTCGACGTTCCAAAGCCTATGTTCGCCGCCTGGTTCGCGTAGACATCGCCCACTCCTGCGTTCTGGTTTGGTGCCTGGAGGCGCAACCGCTCTGCCGTCCGCTGCTTCGCCGCATTCAATCGCTGCTGTGTGCTGGCCATGGGAATAGTCTACCGCATTGCATGTATTGAGGTACGCATCGGAATACGCTAGCCCAGCCGATACTTCGGAATGACCTTGCACACGCCTACGCGCATAGCGTCACAACTGTGGTCATGGTTCTTGATCGGCTGCTCTTCTCCGCGCTTCGCAGCCTTGGGGTCCCAACTGTAGCCCTCATGCTCTTTGATGGTCATAGGGCAGTGCTTGGCGTGAATTTTATACATGCCGGACTTGAGCGCCATCGAGGTGCGCCGGATGCCCTCTAATACTTCGTTCTCTCCGTTCTTGACCTGGTACCCGCGCCGCACCAGTTCGAGCTTGAAGCTGGCCGCGCTCGGGTCCACCACCACCACGAGGCCGCGATGCTCAGGACCAACGAACGCATCAAAGTCTTCTCCATATTCTGAGTCTGTTTTCTGCCGCCGCTCTTTGGCGCTATCCCAATAGAACTCCCGCTCCTGGTAAAGCGTCTTTCCGTCCCCGTAAACGTCGAGGAATACGCAGGGATTGATCGTTCCATAGTCCACAAAGACGTAATGCTCGGCGGGGCTAGTGAGCAGCGCAATTGGCCGGCTATCGTCGTCGTACTTGCAGTTCGGCCCCAACACGTCCCGGTAGATGGACGATTCCGCAATAACCCACTGGCCCAAGATGTACCGCTGATAGAACACCCCGGAGTACATGTTCTTCTGCGCGTCGATGTACTCAGCGCTCAAGTTTGGGTTGTCATCCATCGTGTAGTGTCCCGACCAAAGCAGCTTCTTCGTCCGCAGAGTGGGATTGTCGAGGAATTCGGTCTTGAGCCAGTGCATCGGCGTTGCAGGGTTTGTGGTCCCGTACAGCCGCGCACCATCTGGCGACATGCGGGTGAGCAGCATCTGAAAGAATTCCTGCGGCATGAGCGTGATTTCATCGCCCACCGCCAAGCCCACGGTAAGCCCGCGAACATACTTCTCGCTGCCTTCATCCTTGGCCCCCATCACCAGCCACGTAGACCCGCACAGACGCAAGAGACCGCTCTGGTGGTTGTACGTGTAGTTGGAGGGGCCTACGAGGTTGAACATGTCATTCAGGACGTTGTTGAAGATGGTCTGCTTCGATACGCCAGTCAGAACCTTCCAGCCGTTCACCTGGTACCTGCAGCCCTGGAGAATCTTGGGATGGAGCGCCCAAGTTTTTCCTGACCGGACACTGCCTTCGAGCAAATTGATGCGCCGGTCTAGTTCGAGAGGGCGGTAGGCGAATTCCTTGAGCCGTGGACCGAAATTTAGGATCGCCATTTTCGCACCGTTTGTTACTACTTAGTACACATTACTAACTCTTTTGTTTTCAGTAAAAGGTGTCGCCGATTCCGAGGGTGACACTTTTCAGAGAGATTCTCAATTCAGAGAGAATGTTTACTATTCCGCCAATATTTAAACCTTTTAGAATCATTATTCCTCTGATTCCGGCTCTTCCGTCTTCGGCATCTCCTGGTATTCACGGCGAAATTCAGAGAGCAATTCGGTCAGAGGATCGTTGATTGTGTTGATTTCAACTTTCTCACCATACTTCTTGGGGTCCAACTGGCCGGCGCGTTTCAAGGATGTTTGGACGATCAACTGCGACCGCTGCACGTTATCGATCACTTTCCGCTTCGTAATCGTCTTGTCGCCGTCCACTATCGTTTCTTCGATCACCCCAATCAATGCAGTACGTGCATCGATCTGCGCTCGGTCGTGGATCAACTCGGCTTGCATACGTCTCGCTCGTGCGGACTGCTCCCGAAATTCTTTGTGAGATTCGAGCCATCTGTATACAGTGGTTGAACTTGGCGCATACCCGTCTGTGAGGCGAATCTCTTCCAAAACCTGTTCAAGCCCCATTTCAGAGGTAGCTATCCTCTCGCAGATTTTGTCTACGATCTCTGGCGTGTAATCAGTTGGGCGTCCTGCTGGCATATATGGATTATAGTACGGAACTCAAGCCGCTTTCTTCTCCGGCATGATCATCCACCGCTCCGACAGCAGCCCGCCCGGATAGCGCACATGCACCACCAGGATTACTCTCGGCTTGGGGATCGGCTTCGTCATTGTCCTTACCATGCGAGTATTCTTTTGCCATGTATTCAGTATATCTCAATCCTGTGGTTTATCCACAGGATTTGCACAGCCTATTCGCTCTTTTCGTATCTTTTCGCTTGCATTTACTCTTTTTACGCTGTACTATTATCACAGATCAGACAGAGATCGATCTTGGTGAACGCCCACCGTCGGCGCAGGTTGAAATTCCTTCGGGCGGATGTGCTTATGCGGGATCAGTATCCCGTACGTTTAGTGGCCGCTACCAGCGGCAATTCATAATCGCAACACGCCTTCAGTGGCTATGCGGGCCGGAGCGCAAAGTGGAATCTCCGGCACAGTACAGCGGTACTCAACTGCATAAGGAGCAGAAAAAATGGAAATGAATCAGCTCAAGCAGGACGCCGACAGAATAGCCGCTTTGTACAAGGAAAGCGGAGTGGAATCTGCAACCGAAGAGTTCCGCCACGTGATCAATCAGCCCAATTATCCGTATTGGATTACGTTAGCCTTGAAAGACGAAGTAAGGAAGCTGGTAGGAGCATGAGAAACGTTATACACGGCTTACGGACATTTGAATTGACAGAGGACGCACTTGAATACATAAACCTCCTGCTTGCATATCGGGAAGGGCACTCCGTCATGGGAAGTGGAAGGGAGTGTTTTGTTACTGAAGGTTATGACGGTCGATGCTCCCTTTGTAAAGAGACAGACCGCTTGACCGGCAAGGATCAACACGATGGAGCATTAGATGCGATGCTGGCCTTATTAAGGAGCAAAAACAATGGACTCTGAGCAGAAAACCATTCCATTTGATGCCCTTGTGAGCGATCACTCACTATGCGAAGCGCAGATTCCATGGAAACTCTCACGTTTCTTTTCGAGAACTCATTTTCGGGAGGATTCTTGAACGTGAACCGCAAAGATTGGAAAGAGTAACCAGCAGTACAGCGGTACTCAACCGCATAAGGAGCAGCCCTCCACGCCCTCCGTAGCTCTCAGGGTAGGGGATTGGGCACGGAGATTTTAACGGCTCGTCAGAAAATGGTGCAAAGCATTGCACTAAACCGAATTCAAGGAGGACAACCATGGAAATCAAGAACATTTACGATGCAGTGATTTTTGTTTCAGCAGCACTCACCATCAAAGACACGCTGATCGAGGCCATTAAAGCAAAAACCAACCTGAGCAGTGCCTACCTGCGCGGTGCCAACCTGAGCGGTGCCGACCTGCGCAGTGCCTACCTGAGCAGTGCCGACCTGCGCAGTGCCTACCTGAGCAGTGCCAACCTGAGCGGTGCCGACCTGAGCGGTGCCTACCTGAGCGGTGCCAACCTGAGCGGTGCCAACCTGAGCAGTGCCAACCTGAGGGGTGCCGACCTGAGCGGTGCCAACCTGAGCGGTGCCTACCTGAGCGGTGCCAACCTGCGCAGTGCCAACCTGAGCGGTGCCGAGGATATTCCGGCTATGGCTATCGCACAAATGCAGTTCATCCCCACCGAAGGCGCATTCATCGGATGGAAGAAATGCAGAAATGGCTTAATTGTCAAGCTCGGCATCTCCGCATCTGCCAAGCGCAACCATGGGTCAGAGCGCAAGTGCCGATGCTCAAAAGCTAAGTGCCTCGCCATCTTTGACCGTGACGGCAACGCAATTTCTGAGGCAACCAGCGAATATGATGCCTCATTTGTCTACCGTGTTGGCAAAGTGGTAAAACCGGCCAATGGTTTTGACGATGATCGCTGGAATACATGCGGAGCCGGAATTCATTTCTTCCTGACGCGGCTTGAGGCTGAAGCGTACACGCTATAACCTGAAAGGAAATCCAATGACACATACACGCATACAAGCCCTAGCATTTGCCGACTACTTGGCCGCACGGAAAGCCTGGGAAGAAGGAAAATCCCAGTATCCCGTGCCACCAGTGCTCACCATCGGACCCCTGGAATTGCTGGAATTGTCTGAGGCCGCGCAAGCCCGCGCAGACCTCGTGAAAGCCATCGCAGCGGAAACAGCGGCAATCGAAGATGAGTGCAACGCCGCTGGGTACGATGAGCATTGTGCCTGGCACGACCCGCAGCTCGACGGCCTGCGCATGGACATGGACTATGTGCGCAAGCGCGGCCTGGAGCTGGCGGCGCTCAAGGCTCAGCAGTTGCCCATCCTAGACCGCGCAAAGCGGGTGCTGATTACCTCCAGCGTGGTCCTGATTGGCTTCCTGGCGCTCATCTGGGCCGTGGCGCATTTTGCGCGGGAAGCAGGACTCCCGTGGTAGCCGCCGTCACTATCATCCTAGTATTGCTCTGGTACGTGCTCGGATGTTTGGCGCTGAATACAGCCCGGGCCGCCGCATATCGCCGGGTCCACCACCGTGTGCCGCGCACCAGTGAAACGATGCGAGCTTGGCGCTACAACCAACCGTTCGACCGGCGCGACTAAGCGCAGAAAAGAGGATCAATGACCGCCCTCCTAGTCCTGTCCGCGCCCACCATGCTGGCCGTGGCTGTCGTTATCGTTGTCTACATCTCCGGCCTGCGCCGGGGAAAGAAAGGTGTGCTGTGACCCTCCGCAACGGACAATGGGCCAACCGGCCCGACCCCATGTACGACCACTCCCACGAGTACCCCCTCGCCAATGTACTGCACGAGGGGCCAAACGTAAGCATCAGGCATGTTCCCCTGTACGACCGCTGGTGGGTCATTGCGCTTCAACTGCTCGTGCTCGTTTCCGCCATCCTGTGCTGCATATACGAGGCTGGATGCTTCGACAGATAACCATGCTGGCCCGCTTTTGCCCCTCCACGGCCTCGCTATGGGGATAGACAGGGAAACGGGCATGGACGATTTAACAGGCTGTCAAACCATTTGGTGCAACGTTGCACCTGTTTTCAGAAAGGAAAAACTATGCCGAACTTTACGCCTGGACCCTGGCAAAGACTATCTTCCGGTAGCGTGTGGTCGGAAAATAATCAAATCGTCCACATGGATGACATTCACCCCACCCCCATGAACGATGAGTATTTAGCAGAGAGAGAAGCCAACGCCCGACTGATCTCCGCCGCACCTGCAATGTACGAGGCGCTGCATCGAGCTGTAAACGAAATGGAGTTCTGGTCGAAGGGGCACTCTGACGCAGAGATCGCAATTGCGCGTGCAGCACTCGCCCAAGCCGAAGGAAAACTATGAAAAACGGTATCCCAATCAAAGACGAGTACAGCATCACGGAAGCAGCGAAGATCACCGGCTTCTCCCCCTCGACCATCCGGCGCTGGATTCTCACTGACCATCTCAAGGCGCATCGGCTGGGCCTGAAGTTCTGGCGGATAAACCAGGAAGATGTGGAACGCATCATTAACCCAAGAGGAAACTGACCATGCCGCAAAATGGAGAACGCCTCTCTCGCGCCGAAGAAGGAACCGCAATCAAGCTCGAAGGCCGCAATCTTCCGCCGCGCTCAATCGTCATTCAGAAGGAATGGAACCCGCGCGTTATGTCCAGCGATTCGGTAAAGCAGTCCATCGAATCCCTGAAGCAGTCCATCCGCGCCAGAATCAACGCTGGACTTCCCGGCCTGTTCAAACCGATTCAGGTCCGCTATATCCGCTCTACCGCCCCATGGAGAGGCGCTACGGTCACAGGTGGCACGCCGCTACTCGTCGATGGTGAGCGGCGGCTCCTTGCCTATCTCCAGCTATGGGACGAGGGCACAGAGGCAAACATCCCCGTCACCGACACGGACGGAGATGAGGCTCAGCTACGCGCCGCTAGCATTATCGCCAACGATGGCCTTCCGCTTACCGCCCTGGAAATCGGCCGGCAATGCAAAATCCTCCGTGATGGCTGCTGCAAGTCGGTCGAGTGGATCGCCGAGAACATCGGAAAGTCCCAACGGTTCGTCACCGAGGCAATTGCGCTCCATGACGCGCCCGAGGAAGCCAAGGCGCTGGTTGCATCTGGAGAGGTCACTCCATCCGCAGTGCGCAGCGCGTGGAAGGCCGAAGTAAAGCAGGCACAGGAAGAGAACCGAGCGCCTGAGCCAGAACGCATCGTAGAACCCCTGAAACAGGCCGTAGCATCCCAACCGCAGCCCGCACAGGCCACCATCCCCGGCACCGTAAAGCCATCGAAGCAGAAGCCGGTAGCACGTCCCAAGGCAGAAAGCAAATGTGATCGAGAAATCAAAACAGTTCTGGCGCTTGCCGATGATCTCGCCGCGAAGGCCCTGGACGATGAATTGCCGATCAGTGATGTATGGAAGGCAGCAAAGGCGTATCAAAAAGCTCGGGGAATCTAGGTGCGATCTTGCACCAAAACCGGAAAGGAAGAAAAACCATGAAAGTACAGAAGACCGTAATTACTAGCGCAGATGTGGATTCTGAAGGATATTACAAAGCCTCTATCGATCTCACAATCGAAGGAGATTTGACCGTCGATGATACTGTTGTAAATTTCAGAGTTATTGGCAATTTAATCGTGCGCGGAAACCAGTACGTGGGCGGCAACCAGTACGTGGGCGGCAACCAGTACGTGCGCGGCAACCAGTACGTGCGCGGCAACCAGTACGTGGGCGGCAACCAGGACGTGGGCGGCAACCAGTACGTGCGCGGCTACCAGTACGTGCGCGGCAACCAGGACGTGGGCGGCTACCAGGACGTGCGCGGCAACCAGGACGTGCGCGGAAACCAGTACGTGGGCGGCAACCAGTACGTGGGCGGCAACCAGTACGTGCGCGGCAACCAGTACGTGGGCGGCAACCAGGACGTGGGCGGCAACCAGTACGTGCGCGGCTACCAGTACGTGCGCGGCAACCAGGACGTGGGCGGCTACCAGGACGTGCGCGGCAACCAGGACGTGCGCGGCTACCAGGACGTGCGCGGAAATCAGGACGTGTCGAAACATCACTTCTGTGTCACGCGCCACTTTACGGGAACCTACGACTATCACGTCATGGTAGCCATCACAAAAAATGGAGAAAGGTTTGTTTACATGGGATGTCTGCATTATTCCCTTGAAAAATGGGAGAAGATCGGCATTCGGAAAAGCAACCTTTCAGAATTTCCAGAGGATGGATCACGGCGAAGTGAAGAGCGCGTTCTGGCTTTTGAATTTGCGAAGGCGGCAGCTCTCGCTCTCAAGGTGCCTACCAAAACTGATCCTCCAAAATAACGCTAAAACAGAAAGGCCCAATCCGGGAGGAAAGGGCCGATATTGTCCGGTAGGCTCAAACGGCGTATACTGGATGTGTCCGAGCGTCCCGCGCAAAGACATAAGGCCCCGGCTGATCACCGGGATCATGTGGCAGGGGGGAGTCCTCAAGCTCTCCCCTCCAGCCTTACTTGAGGAAGGTACGAATGGCAAATTCATGGTTACGTCTGTGGCACGAACTTCCAAATGATCCAAAGTGGCGTACTATCGCCCGTGCATCTGGTCAACCCATCCCGTCAATAATCGCTGTCTACATTCATTTGCTCGTTTCGGCTTCACAGAATGACCCACGAGGCCAGATCGATGTATGCCCCGAAGACCTTGGCTCTGCCCTAGACATTGGGACCGAGGCTGTGGAGAAGATTCTCGATGCGATGCAGGGCAAGGTTCTTGACGGCACAGAAGTCAAAGGATGGGACAAGAGACAGCCGGCCAAAGAGGACAATAGCGCCGAACGGGTGGCTCGTTTCAGGAAACGGCATTCAGCGTTACGTAACGACGAGTCTGCATCTGTAACGCACAATCCACCCGACTATTCACCATTTAGACAATGAATTCAACAGGATACAGACTTTTTCATCTTCAGGCAGCTTTTGCTTTTTCTGTATCTACTCTGCATCTCTTCTTTATCTTTATCTGTGGTTACATTGCGGATAAAGCGTTACGTAACGAAATGTAACGAAAGGTCGATTATGCCCACACATCACGACTGGAAGCGCACCCAAACTAATGATGGAAAAATCATGGATGCTAAGAGCTTAGTTCTCAGCCAATTTCCGGATGCGTACATCTACAGAACGAGACCCAACGTAGATGTGCGTCGCCCCAGAACTAAAGATGATCCTCCTGAGCTCGTACACTATGCGCTGTTGAGCGGCTATCACGTGACCGATCAGCAAGCGTGGGATGAAGCTGCCCGGCGACTTGTTCCCCGCGACCTGCAAGATAAGCCGTGGGCGTGGGAAATGTACGTTGCTCTCAAGAAAAAGAACGAAACACAACGGCCCCACTAGGGGGAGATGTATTCAACAGAAAGGAAAACGAGAATGATTAACAGACCGCCAGTACAGCAGATTTGTTTCATTGACGAGAACGGCAATCCGGGCACATACACCGTTGGACGCGGTTGCACGGAGATTCGGAAATTCGAGGAGAATGGAGAATACGCGTTTATCCCCTGGGTTGAAGTTTGGGACGGGGAACGACTCATCGCCCGATTCAATCAGCACAAAATTGAAAGCATCATATATTAGTAAGATTTCCACAACTTACTTGCATCTTACCCTTGACAACAATCTTACAGCGGAGTAACTTCAACACATGGGAACGAAAAAGGCAGTACCAAAGCGGATTTACGCTCTGACAGACAAGGGGCGCGAGAGGATCGCCAAGGCTCAGCGTAGGCGCTGGCGGGCGTTTCGGAAGGCCAAACGGGAAGCGAAGAAGGAGCTGGCATGAGCATCATCAGAGCAGGACTGGTAGCAATTGAATTGCGCAAGCTGGCAGATGCACTAGACAAGGAGCCGGACACCACCATCGTAAGGCCCAACATCTACTTTATGTGTTCCTACGTGGGGGACTTCGGCAAGGCTGCGTTTCTGTCTCTCGCCAAGCTCCTGCCCCGGCCATTGGTCAAGAGGTCAACCAACAACGAATACCAGCTTGTAGGGGAGAACGATGCAATCCGCTTCGAAGCAGCGATTACGCGCTCTCAGGTTTGCACGCTGGTAGAACCGGCCAAGCCTGCTGTCTACGATTGCCCTTCCATCCTGAGCGAAGCGGAAGAAGCGGCGTTGGGTGAGGAAAGCTTAACCGCATGACCATCGACCAGGCAGTAGAGCGGCAAAGGTCCGAGGATGTAGAGCGCGGCTTCAGCGGTGAGCCGGAGCGGGTGGAGCGGGAATACGATGCCGATACCGACCCGAACTGGAAACCGCACACAGTTCTACCGGGCATCCATTACGCTCGGGTGGACGGCAAGCTGCAAGTGGTGAGTGCGGAAGAGTACGGAAAGATGTATCCAACGGAAGGAGTAGCATGAGCCTGAAAATCATCAAAGCATCCGAACCGATGCCCATCAGCAATATCGTTCTAACTGTTTACAGCCAGCCTGGACTTGGAAAGTCGAGTCTGTCCTTTACGGCGGATTCTCCACTGCTTCTGGACTTCGATCACGGCTCCTACCGTGCCGCTGTTCGTGGCGATTCGGTTCCTGTGGGTCCATGGTCAGATGTGGCTGGGATGAATGCAGCGGACCTGGAGCCGTACAAGACCATCATCGTGGACACTGCCGGTCGTGTCCTTGACGCTTTGGCGCTGGACATTATCGCTGGCAATCCAAAGATGGGCCGCGCTGATGGGAGCCTGAGCCTTCAAGGGTTCGGCGCACTCAAGAGCCGGTTCGCTCAATGGCAGTCGTTTCTCCGCTCTCAAGGCAAGGATATTGTTCTGATTTGCCACATGGATGAGCAGAAGAACGGTGACAACACAAACGAGCGCATCGACGCGCAAGGGTCCAGCAAAAACGAGATTTACAAATCTAGCGATGCGATGTGCCGCATTCGTTTGGACGCCCAGGACCAGCGATATCTCGACTTCGACCCTCGGCAAGGCGGTTTCGGCAAGAACCCGGCGCAGCTTCCGCGTATGCCCTTCCCGCACCCCGACAAGAACCCGCGTTTCCTGGCTGAGGTAATCGACCAGATTAAGGGAAGCATAAACAAGCTAACCGAAGAGCAGGCGCAGGCCGTCAAGGAAACCGAAGAGTGGACCGCAGCCTTGGCCGAGGCCAACACCGTCGAACTGTTCAACAGCGCTGTGGTTCCGCTGATGAAGGAGCGCGGGGGAACATTCAAGACGATGGCGGCAAAGGTTGCCAAGGATCGCGGCTACACTCCCAACAAGACCACGGGGCACTACGAGGCGACAATATGCGAGTCAGTGTAAGCAATCTCGACCTGTACCGCTCATGGAAGGCCCAAGAAGACTTAGACATGGGCTGGCTACTCAAGGCGCTTCGGAGCAAGGAGCCAACAGAACCGATGCTCAGGGGACGTGCTTTTGCAAACTGCATGGAGCGCGTTCGGGAAGGGGAAGTCGATCAGCTTTCGTTTTGTGGCTACACTTTCTGCTTTACTGGCGAATTTACCATCGAATCGTTCCCGCGCAGGGAAGAGTCAAGGGAGAAGGATTATGGCGATATAGTAGTATCGGCCCGCTGTGACCGCATTCTCGGCAAGGTAATCATCGACGATAAAAACACCGAACACTTTGACGCGGAGAAGTACCTAGAGAAGTTCCAGAGCCGGTTTTATTTGGACATGTTCGGTGCTGACAAGTTTGTTTGGAACGTATGGGAAGTGAAGGAAATGGACGAACCAAAGACCTACTGTGTCCACACGCTCCACGTTCTTACCCAGTACCGCTATCCAGAAATGGAAGCTGAGTGCCGTGATCTTGCTCAGGAATACCGAGACTTTGCGGCGAGGTGGATTCCAGCAGTATAACCCTTCTGATTCACAACCCAAGGAGAGCAGCAATGCCTGAAGCAACAGCAGCAAAGAAGACGCGCACGAAGCCGGGATTTGTCAGCCGGTACGTGCATATCCCGCAAGCATCGTGGGACAAACTCACAGCCTACATCGACGCGCATGACCTGGACGACAGCAAGTTCTTGACGCGCATCGTGGCGAAGGCCGTGGACGAACTGAAGTAGCTCACCCAGGGGCAGTGCAAGCTGCCCCGCAACCCTACGAGGAACTGAAATGGCTGAGGCAGTCGAGTTTTTCAAAAAGGATGGAACTGCGGCGGGAGTGTTTTTCTGCTCAGAATGCCGTTGCGTCTACGTTGACAAAAAGATGGCTGACTGGTGCCACGGTGACCGTCTGTGCGCTTGCGGAAAGAAGATCGAGCGCGGGTATCACACCGAGAAGTGCGACAAGTGCTGTTCGGATGAGATGCAAGCGAAGGAAGCCTCGAAGGAAGGCGCGCGGTTCGATAAAGCCAAGAAGATCACCGAAGCCGAGTACAAGGAGGGAATGCTCTACGACGGCGACAGGTACTTCAACGATGTAGAAGATGCCGTCGAGCACTACGAGTGCAACGACTCGGCGCCTCCAGAGTATCTTTGGGCTTGCAAGAGGGCTGAACTTCCAACAGCAAGTGCCGAAAGCATCTACGAAAACCTGCTCGAAGCCATGTGGGATGATGCAGACACGTCAGACCTGTATGGCGTCAAAGAACTCGAAGCGGCAGTGACGGCGTTCAATAAGGAAAATAGGTCAATCCAACTTTGGGAGCCAGACTACTCGACAGCGATCTTGGTTGAGAAGCGCAAAGAATCAGATGAGCCAGTGTAAGCGGTGCCAGAAAGACGGCCTACGAAATGATGAAGCGTTCACTTTTTGAAGAAGAACAATCCGAGAATGGTTTTTCTCTTTGGCCGCATCAGGTAAAAGGGAAAGAGGAACTGCGGGAAGCTGTGAAGCGTGGACACCGCCGCGTTGTGCTTCAGGTGGCCACAGGAGGCGGCAAGACCCGCCTCATGGCCGAGATCATACTAGACGCACTGAAGAAGGGCAGCAATGTGGTATTCTGCGTTCCCCTGAAGGCTCTGGTAGACCAGACCGTGAAGGAATTCCAAGAGGCGGGGATCAAGGACATTGGCGTGATCCAAGCCCAGCATGCCATGACGGATTGGATGGCATCAGTACAAGTGGCAAGCATTCAGACACTCATCCGCCGGCCGATTCCTGAAGCCGACCTGATTATATGGGACGAGGCGCACGTCCGTTCCAAGGGACTCGAAAAGATCATTGCCAGCGACCAGTGGAAGGACAAGGTGGTAATCGGCCTGTCCGCTACGCCGTGGGCAAAGGGAATGGGACAGAAATGGAATGAACTGGTGGTATGCGGAACCACGCGAGAGCTAATTGATTCTGGCGTGTTGTGCCCATATAAGATCATGGTTCCACCCGATGAATTCAAGCCTAACCGCGCAGCCGTGAAAGTGAAGGACGGCGAGTTTGTAGACGAAGCGGCCATTGCAGAATTCAGCAAACCGGCCATCGTGGGCAACGTGGTAGACACTTGGCTGGAGCATGGCCCAGGTTACGAGACGTTCCTGTTCGGCCAGAATTGCGCTCATGCTAGATCGCTTCAAGCCGAGTTCAATGAGCGGGGAATCTCCTGCGGATACATCGACGGTGAGAGTGAAGAGCAGGACATTCTCGACATGTGGAAGAAGTACGATTCCCATGAATACAAGGTAATTGCTTCCGTGGGTTGCCTGGTGGCCGGAGTGGACAAGCGAGTGCGCTGCATCATCCTCGCCATGATGACCAAGAGCCGCATGAAGTACATGCAGATCGTGGGCCGGTCCTTCCGCACGAACGGAGATCCTTCCAAGGTCGCGTGCATTGCGCGTGACTCCATGGTTCTTACCCAACATGGTCTAATACCAATTCAAGATATAACACTTGACCACATGGTATGGGATGGTATAGAGTTTGTACATCACGGTGGTGCTGTATGCAAAGGTATAAAAGAGGTTATCGAGCATGATGGCATTATCGGAACTCCTGACCATGAGGTAATGACAGATGACGGTTTCCAAACACTTGCTAACGCGAAATGTGGACACAAACGGATTGTTACGACCGGAATTGGTGGGACACCAATATGGTTCATTGGAGATAATCTCACGGGAAACCAATGGACAAGGGGGATTCAACCTGCGGGTGAAGGTAAAGTGCCTACGTTGCGGTGGAATACACATGGCACGTTTTTACAACATCAAGAAGCGTCCGAATACAGCAGCTTGCCCGCACTGCAACGGAAGAAAACCAATTACTGTACCGAAATGGCTATACCGGAGATGTCAAGGTCAACAGGATCGGTGCTGCAATCCAAACAATTTGGAATATCGCAACTATGGGAAAAGAGGAATACGGTTTCTGTTTCCAAGCCCCAACGCTGCTGCTACGTGGATTGCGGAGAATCTTGGGATAAAAGATCGATCTTTTCAACTAGACAGGATCAACAACGAAGGGAATTACGAACCAGGGAATATTCGCTGGGTGACTTGCGCTTTGCAATGCAACAATACTCGGAAGTCAGACGGTACACGTCGAACAAGAACAATTCAATTCCGAGTGAATCATCCAGAAGTTCTCTACGCGGACATGACCCTATGTATTTTTATTGGCTGGGGTCTAACAGATCGTCAGATAGTCAACCGATGGAACAGACTCCCAGAATCAAGAAGGAAGTATGGGACATCGTCAATGCTGGGAATTTACAAAGGTTCACTGTCAATGGGAAATTAGTTCACAACTGCATTCTGGACCACGGAGGCAATACGCTTGCTCTCGGTGAGCCGGTAGACATTCAGTACGACCACCTGGACATGAGTAAGCCGGGAGACAAGGGAAGCGCGTTCAAGGAAGAGAAGGAACCGCCGAAGCCCCGCGAGTGCCCGCATTGCCACATGCTGCTACAACGCTCCGCTAAGCATTGCCCGTTCTGCGGCCAACTTATGCTCACTCTCAAGAACAACGAGGTTGTGCATGAGGACGGCGAACTGGTGAAGTACGGTTCCGGCAAGATAGCAAAGGAACCCCGCAAGGTACGAAGCGACGAGCAAGCATTCTATTCCGGGCTGTTGCAATTCTCCCAAGGCCATGGATTCAGTGACGGATGGGCAAAGCACAAGTACCACGAACGGTTCGGATCATGGCCGGATGGACTCGACAATGTTCCCATGACGCCGCGCAATGTGGTGAAGGACTTCATCAAAGAGTCGATGCTTAAGTGGCGGAAGGAAAAGAAAGCAATGGAAGCACAGAAGGGACAGACAGCATGATCGCTGATGGATCTGAAGAAGAAAAGGAGAGGACATTGAAACAGTATCCAGTGTTATTCAACGGCGAGATGGTGAGAGCCATACTCGAAGGCCGAAAGACGCAGACGCGGCGCGTGGTGAAACTTCCATCACACTTCAAATGTCCCGTGACTGGAAGAAAATATCCGCTTCCGGTGGACCTCTGGAAGTCCACTACTTTCGGTGGCGGAGGATCTTTTCGTATTGTTAGGGGCGAAAGGGTTGCTGTTCCCGAAGCTCCGGGGATGTGGAATGACAAGGGTGCGACCCTGATAGGTTCTCCTTACTCCCCCGGCGACCGGATGTGGGTGCGGGAGACGTGGGGATATCGTGGCGGACCATGGCACAGCAAGACGCCCAAAGTGCAAGACTTTCAGATAGCATACAGGGCCGACGGATCACAGATCACATTTTCACGTCCGGCTGAGATTTTCGAATCTCTTGCCAAACAGCGACCACGGAAGACAGATGAGGATGATTGGGACTGGCAAGACTACATCTCAAGGTACTGGAAATCGTGGCGTCCTTCTATCCACATGCCGCGTTGGGCTAGCCGCATCACGCTGGAGATCACCGATGTGCGCGTGCAGCGGTTGCAGAAAATCAGCGATAGCGATGCGATGGACGAAGGTGCGGGAGCGACCGGACCGTTGCACGCGGAGTTGGATGGCGACACTGACGAATACCGCAATAGGTTCCGTGAACTCTGGGAATCGATCTACGCCAAGCAAGGCAACGGATGGGCCACGAATCCTTGG